GGGTTGAACGGCTGAGGCCGCCTCATAAGGGACAAAACCAAGTTTGTAGCCCAGCGCCCGCGCCACCGCGTTGAGCGTGGCGGCTTGAGGTTTGCGGGTTTTGCCTTGGAACCAGGCGCGCAGCGTCTGCGAGGTGACGCCGGAGTGCTCCTCGATCTTCAAGTACGAGAAGCCGCTCATCTGCACGATCGTCCTCACCTCGTCGATGATCGGATCCTTGGTGAGGAACGAGTAGCTTTTGTACGTGAAGCCCTTAGTGCTCATTTTGTTTCCCCCAGAAGTTCGCGCAATCGTTCACGCTCGGCCGGATCGGAGACGTGGTCGGCGAGCCACTGACACACGGCGCAACGGGTTTGCCCGGGTGGCCAATAGCCGTAGACGTACACGTCGTAGCCGCAGTCAGGGCAGACGAAGGTCGGTTCGTCAGGCATCGGCGTCTTCCTGCTCTTTCTGCAGCTTGAGGTCGCGCTCGACCAACCCCTTGGCTTGGTGAAGTGCGCCGAGTGTGCGGCCGAGCGCCAAGGCGGTGTCCTCCGAGCAGTCCCGCTCGAGCTGACCGCGCATGGGGGCGAGCTGAGCGAAGGCGGCTTCACAGCGCGCCAGGATCTCGACGAGCTTCATGCGTCACCGAGCGGGCGCGGGGGCCCATCAAACAAGTTCTTTGGATTAATGACGCGCGCCTGGGCCGTCTGAGCGATGCTCTTCTCCAGCGAGCCCTCCAGCGCCTTGCCGCGAATTCGAGCGAGGAAGGCAATGTTGTTCCATTGCTTACCCTCATCCCCGACATCGGTGAGGAGCTTGGCGATCTCAGTCGCGATCAACTCCAAAGCTTCTTTTTGCTCTGGTCCCATAGCCTCCCAGTTCTTCCCACGCCGAAGCGCGAATTTGAGCCCTTGGGCGAGTTGCGCCGTATCGTCGAAACGGTTGTCGCGTAGGCTGTCATCGAAGTTCATTTTGCTCCTTGCAGATATTCGAGCAGCACGCTGACCCATTGCCCGCTGCCGAAGAAGCAGGTGCGGATGTCGGCTTGCTTCACCCATGGACTCACGAACATAAATTTCTGTTTCCAGCCGATCAGAACCGCGGGCATGCCAGCGGCGATGATCCGCTCGCCCTCGTGCCATTGGCGCTCGGTGGGGGCGAAGAGATTGCCGTCAACCATCTTCCCTTCGCCCCAGAGGAGGGGATGACCGGGCAGCTTGATCACCAGATCGAGCAGCCCGGTCGCCCAGCGGTCCTCCCACCGCCGCGCGTACCCGCCAGAGAGGGCGTTGATCTCCCTGACGAGTTCGCGTTTTCGGGTCGCCTCGTCCATCACTCGGCTGCTTTCGGCAGGATTTTCTTCACCACTTCAAAGGTGATGACGATGCGACCCGTCAGGTGATCGTGAGCGATCAGAAGATCGTTCTCGATAATGACCAGATCGTGCTTTTTGACATGAGCGCGAATGTGCGCGCTCAGCGTTTTGGTGAATTGCTTGATCTGGTCCGTCATTTATTCCGCCGCTTGCTCGTAGGCGACGAGCCCATAGACGCCCTCGCGAACGCGCTCGATCTGGCCAGACTTGGTCAAGGCGGCGATGCCGGTCGACAGCGATCCTGCCGACAGGTGGACCGCCTCGAGGGCCTCCTTGAGCTCCCTGACGCTGGCCTCCCCGTGCTGACGCAGCGTCGCCAGGATGGCGTCGTTGACCTTCGAGGCGCGCACCTTAGGCGGCGCGGCTTTCTTGGGTGGTCCGTGCTCTCGCTGCGGCCTAACCGCTCCCTCGACCGGCGTGGTGGTGATGACGACGCTCTCGACCAGAGGTCCGATGCTGTCGATGAAAGCCGCCAGCTGTTCGGCGTTCTGCATCTTGATAGTCGCAGAATAGGTATTCTTCATTTTCCGTCCTTTGTGATTTGAGATCCGTAGATCTCTAGAGCGCAGCGGAGCGCCCTAGAAGCCATTTTCAGATGGACTCCCTGTCTTAGCAGATCCGACGTATTTTGAACCTTGTCGATGTGTTCGACCACAATCTCCAACACCTCGTTCATGGTGACGGCATAGGGGTAGCTTAGACCACCATCGTCTTGTGGGTTTTGATGTGACACGGTTGGCAAAGCCAATTGACCTCAAGCAGTTTCGAATAGTCGGCGTGGTGAGCCTCGATACGCCTCGACCCCTCGCCGCAGTCCTCGCAGATAGTTGGCTTGATGATTGTTCCACGGCGAACGGCGTTGCAAATGGCGACATGGGCTCTACGTTTCTCCGGATTTCGTTTCTCGTATTCGATTGCTAATTTGCGCACGACCTTTGGATTTTTGACTCTCCAAACCCTTCGATGAACTCGCATTTTTTCCGGGTTGGCTTTTACCCATGCCGCCGACATCACATCCTCATTAGATTGTCCCAGGCGTCAGCGTGCGCCTCGCCTAGGCTGGAGAATTTGCCTGACCAGACCTCTGCGTTGCGCGCCACATCGACCCGCAACCAGCCGTAAGTCGGACTTCGTTTGTGCGCGAACAGCACCACGCGATAACCACGGCCCTTGTGGGTGAAGCTGTGAACCAGATTGTTGCTGGTTTTCGAGCGCCCCCAATTGGCGAGTGACATGAAAATGTGATGCTCGTATTCGTCCGAGTTTCGCATGCCAGGCGGATTGCGCGGATCGCCGTGAAAATGCTTTTTGATTTCGGCGTCGACGTCGTGAAAGGTCGGTTCGGGCTGGTAACGCTCGAGGATCTTTTTCGCGATCATGCGGGTCGCCGGATCGCCCCGGATGTCCTCGGCGAGACGCCGAATCTTTTCGAGTTTGTCCGGGGTCATTCAAGCCCAGCGCCCTTGCGAATGCAGATCCGTTGCAGGAGATAAAGCAGCGCCTTGGTCGGATCGGGGGCGAGGAACCGCTCGCCGAACATCCCGTGCGCGACGCGCGCGGCGATGGACAGGCGCATGATGTTGCGGCCGCGCTCGTCGTAGTAAGGGCTGAGAGCATGATCGATCATGTCTTGAGCCTCCTTCCACGTTTCCGGCACCTCGGCGCTCCGGTTCTTGTCGACGGGGACGAGCCTCATTCACCATCGTCCTCTCGCATTGAGATCAGCGGTATGAGCCGATAGCCATGCCGATGAGCGATGGCGTTGAGGATTTCAATGGCTAGCGCCTTACGCTCCGGCTGCGGCAGGTGAGGATAGCTATGATCGATGCTCGACTCGAGCACCGCGCCGGTGGCGATGGAATAAGCGAGCGTGTATTCGCGGATTGAGGTCTCTGGCATTTCTTAAACCTTGGTTAGCGGAGGAGCTCGCCACGGAGGTTGCGGCAGTCCGGGCGAGCTCCTCCTACCCCTGTTGGCGTCAGGGGATCAGAATGGGATTTCCGAATCGTCATCGTTCATCGTCGGGCCCATATGGTCAGGGTCCGGAGCCTTGTTCTGGCGGATCTCCTCGGCCTCCTGATCGACGTCGACGACAAAGCCAGACTTCGAATACTGCTCGTAGAGCGCCTGCATCTGGATCGCATCGGCCTGGTTCTGGATGTTGCCAATGTACTGGAATTCATAGCTGAAATAGGGGTCGCCGGTGGGGCCGGTCAGCTTCTGCTGCACGATCCGATAGCGTTGGAAGTAGTGATCGACGCCGTGCGCGCCGAGGGCGGAAAGAAAGTTCTGCATCGGCTTAACCGCAGTGCGGCTCGAGATGAAGACGCACAATTGCTTGCGCCCATCCGGCAGGTCGATCACCCAGAGCGTGTTGTAAGTGAGGGTCGCGATGGGCTTCGAGCGCGGGTCTTCCGGCTGTTGCGTGCCCCATTGGGTGACGCCGAAATCGGTCACCAGCTTGCCGATCTTCCAGGTGTATTCCTTGGGGTTCAAAGGAAACCGAATCTTGAAGCTCTGATTCGGTTGATCCCAGGAGAGGCCGTTGGTCGCCGAGGCGAGCGGCCCCTTCTGCTCATTCGAGATCCCAGCCCCCTTCGGGGCCCAGATCTGGTAGGACTTGCGCAAGAGGATGAAGGTGCCGGTGACCGAATGGCCCAAGGGCAGATTAAAGATGGTCAGCCAAAAGTTCCCCGGCGAAGCGCCAGGAGTGCCGTTGATGACTTCGGGCGACATGCCTGCGAGCATCTTTAACTGCGGCGGCTTGAGGTCGCTCGAGTCGATGTTGCCGATCTTGGCCCCGGTCGAGGCCTTTCTCATCCATTCCGGCACAGCTGCGCTGTCGGGGGTGACGACGTCGTTGCTCACGATGACGAATTCCTTTCCGTTCGAACGGTAGTGGGGCTTTTGGAAGTTCATCTCACGCCTTTGTGATGCTGGTGTAAGGCGTTGATGAGACTTTAAAGAGCTCTTGCGGCAGCGGCTTGCCCGCCTCGTGTTTCTCTTTGGCGTAAGCGCCCATGGTCATGGGATGGATGGTGGGCTTGATCAGCGCGCCGTTGCCGTCTTTGCGGACGAAGTCAAACGCGGGATCAGGCTTGAGGATCGAGCACGACCATCGGTCGTTGACGGTCACCTTGCCGACGTTGATCACATTGATCGTCTTGGTGTTTTGGTTGTTGAACAAGGTCGGGATGAGCTCCTGGCTAAGCGCATCGAGATGCTTCTGCACCGAAGCCATCTGGCCCTTCAGCCCATCGACGGTGGCTCTCAGTTCGGAAAAGTAGGTGACAACTTCGTGGATGTTGCCGGTCTCGACCACTTGGGTGGTGTCGCGCTGGGCGCGCTCGAGGAGGTTATCCAAGTTCCTGGCGACATAGGTCGCCGACGTCAGCGTATCGAATTGCATCGTTCATTTCCTTCTGACCGGACCACTGGGTTTGGGGACGGACAAGGACAGGTATGTGGGCGGTTGACGATCTTGTCAAGAGCGATGTAGACTGAATCCACCGGAGGCCTTCATGTCAGTCCTGACCACGCTCGCTCTGATGACCAGCGCCGTCGTCGCCAAGCTGCGTGAATCGCCGGTCGACGTCGAGATCACCCGTCTCCAAGCGAAGGTCGACGATCTCAATCGCCAACTGACGAATTTCGAGCGGGATCTCACAATAGCGCGCATCCAGGCCGATCGCTGGCGCGCGTTGGTCGAGCGATACCAGGGGCGCGAGGAGCAGCAGCGGCCTGCGGGTCCAGATTTTACTACGGAGGAAATGCGCTCGCGCCTGCAGGCGCAATATCAAGCGCAGCAATTGATGGCGATGGCGCAATCGCAGCAAGCGAACATAAACGCGCAGCAGACGCAGCAGCATCAAGCCCTGGCGCAGCAAAACTATTTTCAAGGCGGCCTGCAAAGCTTAGAGCATCAGGTCGGCGTCGGCGCCCTTGGCTCGCAAGCCCAGACGCTTGAGTGGTGCAATTGCGTCCCGGCGCGGCACGACATGTTCCTGCCTTCGGGGCGGCGACTTTAACCGCGCCAGGTCGCAGCCTTCACCGCCCACATCTGCGCCGTTTGCGCCTCGGTGATGGCGACCGAATACATGCGCTTGACCTCGGGATCGGTCGCCGCTTCGCGGAGAGCGTGACAGGCGTCGATGAACTCAGCCGCTTTTTGCTTCAACGCCAGAACGGTCTCGTCACCACTCGGATTGAAAGTCAGCCCGACCGCTCGTTCGCCAAAGGTCAACTTACCGCCAGTGTTCATGGCGCGGTCCTATGTCGCTGAGCGCGCGTCATGGCCCCGCGCTTGATCCCCTTGGTCGTGGGCTTGTTGGTGCCCTTTTTGAGGGAACCGCTCTTCTGCAGCGTCGAGGTGCCGATCGCATAGGCCGAGCTCGTGCCCCAGCCCTTCTTCTTTAGTTGCTTGACCGCTTCGTCGAGGATGTGGGGCATTAGGTGATCGCAATCGAATTGCTTGTCACTTCGACCGTGCCGCCAGCATTGGTGCCAGCCACCCGGCAGGAGATGTTGGTCGCCGCGTCGGCTCCGACCGTGACATAGGTCGCCCCGGTCGCGCCCGCGATGGTCGCAGCCCCGCGCAACCATTGACGTGTAAGGGTCGGCGAACCCGTCCATGTCCCGGTCGAGCAGCCGAGGGTCGTTGCGCCCGCAACGCCGGTGCCGACCGTGATCGAAGCGACCGGCGCCGCGGTGTTCGTTGGGGGTTGCGTCGGCGCCGCAGCGGTGAGGAGACTCGCCATCGTGGCGACGTGCAGATTGCCAGCCTTGCCGCGATTGATGAGCAGCGCGAGCTCGTTGGTGAATTTGCTGTTGGTCCGCTGACCTGGAATCAACCCTGCCGGGGCGCGCTGCAGCGTCGCGTCATAGGTGGTCGTGTCGCCGCCGAGCGCGGTGACAGCGGCATTCAAGGCGGCGGTGACGGTCGCTGGGCTGAAGGGATTCTGATCGACCAGCAGGTCGAGCTTATGAGCGAAGGTGACGCGATCCATGCTCATCGGCTAGTTCCCCATCCCGACATTGGCGCCGACGCCGTAGGCCGGATTGTAGTAGGTCGGCTTGGCGTCCGCCGCTCCGCCTGGTCTCAGTTGCGGCAGCGCCCACTTTTGTTGAACCACCGGGGCTCGAGCGCGAGGCGCTTGCTGCGCTTGAGCATTTTGCGCCGCCAGCGCGCCTTGAACGGCTGGATGTGCGGCTGCGGCCGCGGCGACTGCGGGATGGTTGAAAAGACCGGAAAGGTCGAGCGCGCCCATGCGCGCAGGCCCCCCAGGCTCGCGCGGCGCAGCCGAGAGTTGGCCCGGCACGGTCGGGCCGCCGACGATGTCGGCGTTGGGCCGATCGATGCCGGTGAACCAGGGCGACGGCTGAGCGGGCGGCGCAGCTGCAACAGCCCCGCCATAGCCGAGGTTGTAGCCTTTCGGCGCGCGCGGCGCGTTCTGCGGCATCGCGGCTGGGATCGGGCCGCGGGCGAAAGGCGGCAGATTGCTCGGCGGCGGCGGGACGTTGAACGGCGGCAGAGTGACGTTCGGCGGCGGCGGGGGCGCGCCTCGCGCTTGGGGTAAGGCGCCGGATCCGGGAGCCGTAACGGGAGCTGTCGCCGGGGTTGGCGTCGCTGGCGCGGCCTGAGTTTGGCCGCCGCCAAAAAGCTTCGAAAGGGAATTGATAAGCCAGGGGTCATCTTTCAACGGCGGATTGTTGAGTGTATTCGTCATCTGCTCGGGCGTCGGTGTCGGAAAGGCGTTGAGGGCGCCGACGCCGGTCGCGAGACCGCCGCCAATCGGTAGGCCGGGCATAGTGGCGGGGTTGAAAGTCGGAACTTGATATCCCGGCGCTCCGGTGCGCGAATTCGGGGTCAAGAAGCCAGGGCGATTGGTCTGCGCCGCTGGAACTTGCGATGCGCCTGGCGCTTGGCGAATCGGTTGCCCGGTTGAGCTATTCGGGGTGGTGATGAGTTGGCCGCCCTGCGGCGTCGACAATTGAGACGGCGCCCCGCTTAGGGTTGTGCCTGGCGGTTTAGGAACGAGGTTGCCAGCCTCGTCGACATCCCAACCGTTGGAGCCGATCCCGTTCTGGATGTCGTCAGGCGTGTAGACCGCCATCAGCGTTCCAGGGGCACGACCCCGGCGACCTGTTGGGGTTGCTGATCGGGATCGCGCTCGTCATGCGCGGCGACCCAGTTATGGATCCCCATCTCCTGCATTTCGCGCGAACGCTCGAGTTGCTCCTGGCCGACCGTCACGACCTCGGAGACCGGCAATTGCTCGGAATCGGGATCGACCGGCACGTCGGGCCACTGGTTGTCGGGCGCGTATTCGGGCAATTGTCCAGGCTCATTCGAATCTGGCAATCGGCCTTGGAGTGGGCGGCGCGACGGCGGGTCATATTCCGGTTCTGGCTCGGGTCGCGGCGCAGGTCGCTGCGGAGCTCGGTAAGTTGTGGTGGTCGTTCGCTTGATGGTTGCCATGAAAGGCCTCCTATCGCTGCGCCGGAACATCCTCCAAAGCGCGCAATTTCGCAATCCCCTGCATTCGCTCGTCACCGTCTGGACAAGGTGTGAATTCGACCGGCGGTAAAGAAATCTCGATTCGTTCGTGAAATGGAGCTGCTTCCTTCACGGACGTGAAACCGGCTTCGCCTCTTGCTAATTTTTCTGAAATGTGTCTTGGCGCGAGCGCGGTGAAGCAGCGTTGTGGTTTCGGATAGCGCCAGATCCGATAACAGTGAGCCTCGGCCGGGGCGCTCAGCAAGATCAGGGCTCCGGCTCCAAATAGTCGGGATCGTAGGATCTTCGCCGTTGTTGGCCTTGCATATTCCCCCGCCATTGTGGTGTTCCTTGTCCGTCGTTGTCGCTCCAATCGATCCCCACTGGTTGGATCGGCCAGTTGGGGATGATCTCCATGTTGTGGGCTTCGCCCAGCTTCTTGATCAGTTTGCCGTAGCCATATTTGAACCAATAGGTTGCGCCTTGTCTTTCGATCACCTCGGCGCGTTCGAACTCCATCAAGACTTGGCCCGCCTCAACCTTGGTCCGCGCATCGTCGTTGCGCTTGATCGCGTCGCGGAGGGTATGAATGTTGAATTTGGCGGTGATATCCAGTCCTTGAACGACCCGCGCGTCGGCGACGATGGCTCTCGCCACGATGCGCGCCTTGCTCATGGTCGAGCGCACCACGCTTTCGTCGTCGCGTGAGGAATAGCGAAGATCCTCGAGCTCGGCGCGGTTGACTTCGATGTCCATGAAATAGCGCACGAGGTGACGTTTAAACATCACGTTCTGCAGGTTGGCAAGGACAGAATCATAGAACGGTTTCAAAGTCAGGGTCCACTCTAAAAACTCATTGTCGGTCAGGTGCTTGTTCTCGGCCGTCCAGCTCACGATAAAGTAAAAACAACGGTCTGCGGTGTCTTGCGGAGTGAGCCCGATGTCGGGGGAGTTGGTGGCCAAGATCAAACGGCTGGGAATGTAAAAATCGCGTTGATGTTGGAATTTAAGCTGGCCCGAAACATTGTCCTCGCGCACCAACCTCTTGATGGCGTTGATCGAGCCGATCGACTCGAGCCGCACCTCATCGATAAAGGTGACCAGTTTTTCGCGAAACGGCGTGATCAAGAACTTGTTATCAGTCAGCACGCTGGGTTCAGCCTGCCCGGCCAGGCGGTCGAAGATCGCGTTCATCAAGGAGATGCCAAACCGGCTCTTGCCGATGCCTTGGCCGCCGACCAGGATCGGGCAGACTTGCTGTTTGATGGCTGGATGTTGGACAATCCAGGCAATCCATTTCTTCAGCCATAGGATCTGATCGGAGTTGTCGCGGGTCAGGAGGCCGAGCATAGTGGCGAGCATGGCGTCGACCGCGGCCATGATCGCCGAATCGACGGTGGCGACTGGCTTGATGAAGAACCCTGGAAAGGTGTTGAGCAGTCGGTATTCGTCCGGATAGCGATCCTCGCCATTGAGGAGGCCGTGGACGGGCGATCGGCGCAGGATGGCGCCAGGCTCATGGCCCGGATAGAACTCCCGCCACTGGACGTCCACGCGCAAGGACGAGCGGGCGTAGAGCTTGAAGGGATTGTGCGGCTTGCCGCTGGCGTCGAACACGCTCTTGGTGTCGTAGACTCGAATCAGGTCGTCGTGCTTGTGCTCGTAGATCAGGCCTTTGAGCAGCGATTCGCGATCGAGATAGATGTGCTCGGATTCGTCGAGCACGTAACGCTCGCTGATTCGTTCGACTTCGTCGATGTCGAGACCGGCGCGGAACGCCCGCCGGATGCCGACCTTGGCCTGCGCCCCGAAGAGCGTCTCGATGGCGCCCCAGCCGGGGATGGGCGCGGTTGGGTTGCGCTCAAGCGCCGCCTCGGCATGGAGAAAGGCGACGCCAAGGTTCTTCTTGGCGCCGAGAGTCTCTAGAAAGGTCAGTAACTCGCTGACCGTATCAGAGGAATCGATGGGCGACCAACATACGCCCTCGAGGCTCTTGCCCTGGGCGTTGATCGCCTGGCCCTCGAGGACGAGGCGGGCGATCCAGCCGCCGATGTTGCGAGTGAGGGTCTCATCCCAGTCTACTAAACCATCTTGATAATTTACAATCCAATAAGCCAAAGTGGCGAAGGCGATGGCGCGACAGATTACTTCCATCTTTGTTGCGGCGAGCAGGCGGCCTTCGAGATCCTCGAGGCCGAGCTCCGGGTCGTCAGCGGCGGGCTTGCCCCATGGCCGCCAGACCACCAACCGCTGAGCGAAGATCGAGCCTGGCAGGGGCTTAGAATCGATCCAGATCGCCTTCGAGCGCGGGGTCGGCATGGCCGAATAAGCGAATTCAGTCGCGACCCACGCGCCTGCTTTGTCTTTACTGCCGCGCGGCCAGAGGTCGCGCCAGCGGTCGATCTTCTCCGGATCGGCGATCTTGATGAGGATGGATGAGATCTGAGGACTGCCGAAGGCGGCGCGGGCGTCGACGTGGAGGGCGCGAAAGGCCTTGAACAGGAAACCGAGCCAGATCTCGTCTGGCGCCTGGATCCGGAGTTCGACGAAACCGTCGACCAGGCGAATCGCCAGGTTGCGCTCGTCCTCTTGGCGCATCCATTCGGAAAGGTCGGTGCCGAGCCCGGTGGGCTCCTGGATCGCGTCAGCCGGATTGGGGGTCGCGGATTGCGGATTGAGCCAGATCGCCGGGGCGCTCAAGCGTCTTTTGGTGATGAAGTCGACCGTCAAAAAACGTTGTGTTTGAGTAGCTTGCCATGGCATTTGGGGTCTCTGAATCGGGTCGAGATTTCGGCCCGAAACATGGTCCTGTCAAACACCGGATGTGGACAAATCGGAATAGCTTAGCTACATCAAGGAGGGCTTCTGGATCGCCTGTTCCGAAGCCGCCTCCCCTTCGCGCGTTACTGGCATTTCCCGCGAGGGGGAGTTTTATTTCTCACCCGTCAATTGAAGCTTTTTAGCAATAAGCGCAAGGGAAGCCCTGTGTTTTCTCTCTTCTGAGACTTCTTTGTTGTGGGTACAAAAAAGAATATCGTAATATTCGGCTTTAGTGAAAATAGGCTCGTGGTTGTTAATCATTTTTTGGTAGAACATTTTTTCTTCGAACGCTTCGTTTTGCTCTCGTTGAAGCGTTGGAAAGTTTTCGTCGTAGAGCTTCTGAGCGGCCTTGCGAACGCGTTCGTTGAATTCAGCTTCAAGCGCCTTGATTGCGACCTTGATTCTCGCTTCGACTTGATGATCTTGCGCCTTAGTGAACCGTAATTCTTGAGGCTCTATCGCATCTTCGGCTTTAACCTCGCCAAGTGCTTGATCAGCTGTAGCTGAAGCGATCTTGCCGAATTCCATAATCTGACCGCGGGAGGGATAGACACCATGTTGAGTCTTGTGGGCTCGAGCTATATCCTTGGCGCGATCTTTAATTGCGCTTGGCCTGTGATTTCTACCCACTGCAGGCGCAGTGGGTAGAACAGCGTGCCTTCTACGCATTTCGTTATACCAAGCCATAATGTGACTAGGCCGTGCGCTCTCACATTCACTCAGCATAATAGGATGCCCATTGATAGTGACATCAATAAAATATCCATCGATACAGTTGCCTATATCCATAGAAGTTGCGATCCTTGCGATTTGCATCGCCGCAGTGCGCTCTTGTTGCAACTCAAATACATCGCTATCGAGTTTGTTTTCTTTTACCCATTGTCCAAATTTCTTGTCAGATTTTTCTAGTGCACGCACTTTGAGCAGAGCATTGCCATATTTGATGATCGCCCCTTGCGCATCCCAACAAGCATTGTTTGCCTTACCGTAATGGTTGTCAAAATCTTTCAATGCATTTTGAGCATATTTAGCTGCACCATCCAATGTATCTGGAGGCGGATCGACTACCCACGAACGATGTTCGACTTGATCAGATCTAAATATCTTGACGACGTTGTCATCGGAAGGCATATTCCGGTTCTCCCTGATTTGCGCCCACGGGAAAGTCCCGTGGGCGGTAGGGCTGGGCGTGAAGGCGTCCAGCCCGTTGATTTAAGCCGCCGCCAACTTCAGCGCCTCGATACGCTGACGATGGCTGAGTTGGACGCGCCGCAGAACTGTCTGCATGCAGCGCGCCACCTCGGCCTCTTTGGCGACCGCAACCAGTTGGAAGCCAGATTTCTTCGCCTTTTCCTTGATCATGGCGGCAGCGAAGATCTTGTCGCCAACGACGCTGCCTGTCACCGCTTCCTTGTTCTTGAGAGCCTCAAGGTATTGGCGCATTTTTTCGTCGCCCCAATGCTCACGAACGAGAATCGCGACCTCTTCCAAGATCGAGACTTTCTTCTTTGTGGCGATGGGGAAAATTGCTGGTAATGTCATATATTTCACCTCCTTTCCTAGCTGTAGCTAATCGCCCCTATTCCTGTCCTTGCAACATGTCAAGCACCATTACCGCAGCAGCGACGTATTTATTCCAACGCGCTTTGCTGAGGTCGATCTGCAGGGTCTCCGGCTTATCCTCGAAGCCCTTTTCGAGGCACAGCATTTTGTCCTCGACGCCGGTGATTCGCCACTGCTCCTGATTGACGGAGAGCCACATATGATCGTCTGCCTGATAGCCGCCCGACTCGTCGCGGGGCACATCCTTGTGCAGAAATCGCGGGGGAAAAATCTTGAGCTTGGCGAGGGCGATGATCGCTTCCGTCGCGCCCGCTGGGCTGCGTTTGGGCTTCCCTTGGACCTCTATCCAAGTGAAATGAAATTTCCTCCACTCGCGCATAGTGGCTTCGAACGCGTTATCCTCGGCAAGCCACCGCGGCAGGCGCGGCCAGCGGGCGCAATGCTCTTCAAACCGCGCTGACCAATCCGGCTCTTCGAGTTCGATCGCGCCTGCCTCGCGTGGAGTCATGGGCCGTATATGAAATCCGCGCGCGTCGGCGTGCAGGTGCAACAATCTTGTCGCGGCATCCGGACGGGGATCGCCATCTCGCGCATGATCGCCATCGTGTCCCGCACGTGCGCCCGTTCGGCGCTCAATTCGCGGTTGAGCCTGCCTATGATCCTGCGAAGGTCTTTGATTTCGGCCTTGAGCTCAGTGATGGTCACCTCGCGCGGCTTGAGGGTCTTCACCGGACGGTTAAGCTCGAGAATTGTTTTCATGGCTTTTTCCTCTCTTTTTGGAATTGACCAAATATTTGCGCACAAGGGCTTTATGACCGATCTCAGCATCGTCCCAGGACGAATAGCGGACTTGATCGAGCGTCTCCGGGACAGGTCGAACGTCACCGAAGAAATCCATCGTCCGGCCCTCATGCTGGAAGGCCATGGTCTCAAACAGGAGCGGCGGGCCGCCGCCCCAGTGGCGGTGATCAAGCCCGAGAAAAACAGTCGAGACCCACTTGGTCGCGTTGCCGGTCCACCAGAGGCTCCGATGATGATCCTCCTCCAACCATCGGCCCCACTCGGTGAGCGAATAGCAGGGGATCGGCGTGCGCCCGTCCTCGCCGCCGAGGATGTGCTGCCCCAGCCATTCAAAGTCTGGGAAATCATCCAACATCCGCATTGACTAAATCCACGTCTCCACGATTTTGACGTCGTCATTGTCCGACCGCACCACGCACACCAGACCCGCGGCGTGAAAGATCTCACGCAGATCCTCGAGCGGCGCGATCAGCATGCACTCGGTCGGGCCGCCGGGTATGAGATGCCTCCGGGCAATGATCCCGTGGGGATAATCCACTGGTTTATTGTATATCGTCCATAAGCTCAGCGCCCCCTGCCGAGCGGCGTTGTCGGTCATCTTCAAGACGAAGGTCACGCTTTCCTCTAAAGCGCCCGTCGGGCCCTCGCGCATCGTGTCTGGCATACACCTGCTCCTGTTTGAGCCTTCTCATCACCGCCCGCCTCAGAGGGTCGTCCCAAGCCCGCCTAATGGCTTCGTTGCGGCGTTCGACTTGCTCTCGAGTCATCGAGAGGGTGAATCACAGATCGCCTCATCTGGGAATCCGCCGCTGCTTGCGGCGCGCAGTGCGCGCGAGCTCGGCCTTGACCTTGGCCTGGATCTCTTCGGTGATGTAGAGGCGCGAGGCCTCTTCGATCCCAAGGCGGGCGATCTCGGCCTCGACCTGATCGACGTCGGTCCCGGTGGTCGGATACGAATCGGCGCGGCCGGTCAGGGATCGATAATAAATCGTGTTTTTGCTGCAGCGAAACGCCCGCGCCAGCACCGGCCCGGGCACGCCCTTGCCCTCGTGCCACATCAAGCGGATGGCGACGCGCTCGTCGAAGCTCAACGCCCGCACCTTGCGGCGCGAGCGGGCGATCATGGCGGGATCAAACATCGATTCGTCCAAGTTCACTGTCCTAGTGTCCCTTTAGCAGAGCCAGCGCGACCGCGCCCAACACGATTCCGATAAGCGCCCAGGTCGGAGAGCGGCGCATCAATTGCCATTCTGCCGCGCGCACCAAGGCGGCGAGGATTTTGTCCAGGGTCATTCTGCCTCCGGGGCGGACTTCGCGCTCTGAACACGGTTAGAACTCATTTAATCGGCCGTCCGAAAGCGCGGGCGATCCGCTGGCGCTCTTCGTCCAGAAACGAGAGGACTGCAGGAGCCTCAGCGGAGGCCGCTGAGGGGGGTGTTTGGTTTTTGGCTGTCGGAGCGCCTCCGGCTTCCTCGAGGGCGATAGCCGCCTCGCATTCGGCTAGGAGCTGGCGATCGATGAGGCGGCGAGCGGCGCCGTGCTGGCGCTGCCAATGGTTGCCCATTATTTTAACTCCAAAAGGGCGATGAGGATCTGGCCGCCGTAAGCGACGGCGAACAGGAGGGCGAGGACGAGGAGCGGATCGAGCTTCATTTGATCCGCTCCCTCACCAGAGCTTCCAAGCTGGCGAAGGCGTCCATCAGCAAATCGAACTTGTCGCTGAGGATGTCGAGTTTGGCGCGAACCGTGGAAAGTTCATCACGAATGCGCCGCTGATCGAGTTGAATCATCCGGACGTTGTGGCCAAGAAACTCCAAGGTCGGTTCAACCATCATCGTTCCTCCGTGTATTTGCGCGCTAGGCAGGCGAGCAGATGGCCGAGGCGTTCATGCAGCGCGTCGACGCTGAGCATGAGATCCTGGCGCACCCGGCCGCCGACGGGGCAGCGAACGTAGGTCTGCATGGCGATGGCGATGTCGTTGCAGGTCTTGACGACCGATTCGGCGATGTCGGCGGAGGTGACTTTCATCAATCGACTCGCGTCACTTCGTAATCGCCATTGGGCTGCAGGATCAGGAGCCAGGCCCCTGAGGGGTAGAAAAAGACCGTCTCGTCGCCGATCGTGGTCATCGCCGCGGGCTTGAACAATGGATCGCCGGGGTAGCGCAGGGTCATCGTCATGCGGTCGAGCTTAAACCCGGTGAAGGGGCGATAGCCGCCGCCGTGGGCGTAACGGTCGTTGAGCTGGTCTTTGACCGGGCGCTTGTCCTCGGGCGTGAGGATGTCCCACAACAACCCGAGATCGGCGGCGCAAAAGCGCGGGCTGAGGGCGATCCAGGTGGTCATCACGCCCTCACCACCGGATGGCCATCGCTCTTAGCGGCGTCGCCGAGATCATCCAGCCAATCGTAAAGCGCCTGGAGATCCTTCAAAGTGTGCGGGCGCTTCAGCTGCTCGGCATAGACCATCGCAGCCAAGAGGCTGGATTTCTGCCTGACCAAGAGCGTCCAGTCGGTGCGGTCGAGCAGATCGTCGACACAAGTTTCGTTGCGGGTGGTCATCGGCATTGAAGCTTCTCGTCTTCAGGGCGTATGGCGGGACGGCAAAACATCTGGCGCGGACCAATCGATTGCTCGAAAGAGCTATCGTCGAATTCGCGCCATACGCGCTCGGCCTTACGCCGCGCCTTGGTTTGTGTGTCGGCCTCAATGACAATTTGATGATCCGTGGTTTCACGGATGGTGATGACAAATCTGCTCATAGTGCTGGCCTTTCCTTTCGACGATGATGTCGCATAGACCGGCGAATGTGGGTCCGCCGGTCTAGACTGCCTCACCTCCTTCCTAGACGTCGTAGTAGGAACGCTCCTCTTGCGAGGATTCGAGGTTCTCGATCGCGGCCACGACGCGCGACCAGAACCCATCGGTGGTCCGGTTGGCGCAGTGAATGGCCCAGGCGCGGGCGTTGGCGAAACCGCGCTCTTCGATCAACGTAAGCGCGGTCTCTTTGATTTGAATCTGCGCCATAGCGCGCGAAGAACTATTAGACATCGTAATAACTCCGCTCTTCCTGGCTCGAGTCGAGGTTCTCGAGCTGGCGCTTGACCGCCTGGTCAATAGTCAAGCCTTCGAGCCACCCTGCGCGCGCGGCGCCGTAGAGGATGCCGTCGCGGCCTTGGTCCTCCAAGGCGTCGTTGATCTGCCTCCACCATTCCATGAAGGGCGCGCGGTTGCCGAAATAATAGGCGTAGGAGGCGGCGAGGCTCATGGCCGCGGCGCCGGTGGCGCGATGATCTTTCATCACCAAACTCCCAGGCTTCGACGCTTTGAGGTCGGTCATTCCCATCTCCAAGCTTGCGCCTCGGCCAACCAATCGTCGCGCTGAAGATCGGTCATGATTCCCCAGGCCAAGCGAATAAGCTGTTGCAGATCGCCCACTTCGTGATCGGGCTCAGAGTCGAGTCCATGTTGTTTGGCGCTTTGAATCAGCGCCTCGATAGAATTGTCGGTCATCATTTACCAAACTCCCAGACTTTCGAGGGCTTCGCGGTTGCGCTCGGCCAGGATCAAGTGATCCTTGGGCAGGCGCTCGAAATGGGCGGTGATTTCTTCCCGCACGGCGCGTTGTTCCTCGGTCATGAACAGCAGGGCGCCGATGGAGACGCGATAAGGATTGCAGACCATCATCGCGCCTTGCCAAGCGGCGGCGGCGAGGGAGCGCGAGTTCGGGCAGCGGGCGAGCAATTGGCCCTTATGAGGGCCGCGCGCGGCGTAGCATTGGATCAGCGCGGCTTTAGCGGCGGGGGAGAGCATTGGCATTTCCTTTCATGGTGCTAAGGACTACTTATTGGGCGATTACGTCTTTGTCAAGGATGATTTTTCGGGCGGCCAGCCTTGGGCCGCGGGCTTTTTTTGCCGACGCTTTCCCAAGCCATGTCGTAGGCTTCGGCTGAAGTGCGGAAGCCGATCTCAGGGTCAAGCTCCGGATTGACGAAGTGAGGGCCGTAATATTCGGAGGGATTGGATCCGTCGGGATCGCAAGTGGCGAAGCGCCAGCCGTTGTTGATCCAATCGATCCGGAACCAGGTCGGCCGGTCGGCGTAATCGGGGGCGAGGAAGGACGCGATACGAGCGTGCGCGAACTTGCTGGCGAGCGGGGTCGGCCCAAGCGGGCGGCGATCGTCGCCGACTTCGGCGCGTTCGTGCTTTAGCCGCATGATTCGGGTGTGCATGTCTTCGGTGTAGTAGCGGCGGGCGAATTCGAGTTCGCCGAGGCGGGCGACTTCGCGGGCGATGGCGCCGTAGCGGGCGCGGTCTTTTTGACAATTGGCGATCAGCGACACGGTGGTTTTGGTGACGCCGAAAGCGGCGGCGAGCACGCTGCGTTGGGCGGTTTGGCGCGCGGCAAAGAGGCCGCATTGGTCGGGAAAGGAGAGGCGGCGCACAGGCGTCGCCGTTTCGGTGGAGCGGCCTTCGGCCAGAGCTTTCAAGGGGTCAAAATCGCTCATAAGGAGAATACCTCATAGGTTTGGGTTACGACAATTTACCGTAAGACCAGTTGTCAAGGGTTGTCAAATCAACTCCACTCCATTTCCATGATTACCCCTAAATTCCAGAGGGCAAAGCAATCGCGTGCGCAGGGGCGCGGGAAGACAGTGTAAACGATATATCTTAGCCACTTTTTGGCCATAATTTTTGCTCCGCAAGCTTCTTAGTAAAGCTTTGCCTGCCGGAATTTAGGGATAATGGCGGAAACTCTGGGGTTGACGGTGAACAATTGGGAAGGTTCAGCCTGGGCCCGGAGGCCCGAACTGGCAGGGGAAGGGCGAGTGGCGCCGAGCCCTTCGACCGCGCCCCCCAAGAGAAAGGCTGCCTCGAGGCGGCCTTTGTGGTTTTAGTGAAGAGGATAAGAAATGTTCTTCACTTCAGAACGCCAACAGGCCCTGCAGGGGCCACAAATGTTGCCTCTGGACCGTGCTTCACAGATCGCGCCTGTAGGGGTCACGGCCTTGGTGTGAACCGTGCTGGTATGCGCATGTCCGGCGATCGGCGCATCGTCGATCATGGTGCTCGAAACTCTTACGATCAGGTTGGCGGGGAAGGCGCGCTCCTGCATGAACGCCTTCACCACCGCGGCTTCGCGCGTGGGCAGCCAGTGTTTGATGGTCGGGGTGAGTTCGCACACCCGCACGATCGCCTTGAGCATCGCCAATGACGCCAGATCGCCACCATCAAACCAGCGATGGTAAGGCTCACTGGTTTTTTCCACCATGCGATGGATTTGGAACGCCATGGCTTGCGCCCATTGCTCGGGGCGCTCCTCGATCATGCGGGTGGCTTTGAGGTAGTTGTTCGACCAGCCCATATGCGCGGAGGGGTAACGCTTCTCGATCGAGATGGCGTAGCACTTGTGGCACGTGCTGCCGGGAATCTTCGCGAGTTTCGAACCGACGTTGCAAGCGTCGGTGGTGACCGCGAACGAGGATCCGGGCATTTTCGAGTTGCGGATAGAGACTTGCCCCGCTTCGCGTTGGGCAGAGGCCATACTGTAGGTCATCTGGCATTTCTCCGCGCGTCCGATACGCGCGCTCTCCATCTAAGTGTTAACGTGCAAACTGTCAACTGTTAATTTACGACACAGCACAACTTTGTGCAACCGTCTTACAAGGGTATAGCTAGGCGAGACGAGCGGGTGAGACAGTTTATTGTCTCATAAGGCTCTGTTGACGGCTTATGAGACAGCCTTAAGGGATGGTCTAGACCCAAACGAGACAGCGCGCGCTCCGGGCGCGCGCGCTGGTCGTGCAACCATCCTTGGATGGTTGTAGGCCGCTCGAGCGCCTATTAGCCCGCTGTGAGAGCCCCCACCCCAGGCTTTCTTACGGAACCGGGGCCGGGGGTGTCACCGATCACGATATGGCGTATAATATTACACACAAAATGACCGATAAACCCTATCTGACCCTGGTCGACCCTGGCGCCCACCCCGAGTTGGAGGCGGAATTCGCCCCTCTGCCGTTTTATCCTTGGGACGAGCGCCCGCCCACGCTGCCCATCGACCAAGACGAGGCCGCCACCGCCATTCATCTCGGCCATAATCTTCCCGCCGCCGCCAAGCTCCTCAAGGTCCCCGAATTCCGGCTCCGTCGTCTGGTCAACCAGTCTCCTCGTCTCACCCGGATCCTCGAAGAGTCCTTCGGTCTCGCCCTTGATCGCGCCGTCGCGGTGCCCATCGACACTCTGTTTGACCCCAATTCCGATCAGCGGGCCAAGGAATGGGCCTCGACAAAACTGCTCCAGTCCCGCCTGGCGATGGGTCACCCGCTCTCTCCGGCTCCCCCTTCCAGCGTCCAGTCCAACGCCACCGTCCAAGTCACGCCGACCAAGATCACCTTCCGTTGGCGCACCGACGCCGACGACCTTGACGATGTCGGAAACAGCTGAGGTTGAAAGGGAGATCGTTCTCCCCTACAAGCCGCGCCGTCATTTCATCCCCCTGCACCAATCCAAGAAACGCTGGAAATTCGCCGTCTGTCACCGCCGAGCCGGGAAAACGGTCGCCCTCGCCAATGAGCTGATCACCGCCGCCCTCAACAATCCCCGGCTCACCCCGCCCCCGCGCTACGCCTACATCGGCCCCTCTTTCGACCAAACCAAAGACTTGGTCTGGAGTTATTTGAAACAGTACACCGCCAACATTCCGGGCATCCGCCCCCTCGAAGGAGAACTGACCCTTGTCTTCCCTGGAGGAGCCAATATCCGACTTTACGGGGGAGCTCTGGCTTACGAGCGCATGCGCGGCATCTATCTCGACGGCGCTGTTCTCGATGAATATCCCCTGCTGGCCCCGCAGGCTTTCACCAGCGTCGTGCGGCCCTGTCTGGCTGACTATCGAGGGTTCGCGATCGTTTCCGGAACCAGCGCTGGTGACGATCACTTCCACAAGCTCAAGCTGAGGGCCGAGGACGACCCGGACTGGGACATTTTCGACATCAAGATCACCGACACCGGAACCGACGCGCTCTCCCTCGAGGAGGTGGAGGCGATGCGCAAGGACATGAGCGTCGACGAGTTCGCCCGCGAGATGCTGAACAGCTTCGAAGCGCCGGTGGAGGGGGCCTATTACGCCGAGGCCCTCAACGCCCTGGCGCTGGCGGGCCGGGTCACCCGGGTCAGCCCCGACCTCTCCACCGACGTCATCACCAGCTGGGATCTGGGCATCCGGCATCTGCAGGTGGTGTGGCTGTTCCAACTCGCGGGCCGCGAAGTCCACTGGATCGACTATATCGAAGGAACCGACAAAGCCTTGAGCCACTACACCGATCTGCTCCACCTCAAGGCCAGGGTCGGCCATTTCCAATACCGCGCCCATCTCCTGCCGCACGACGTCGAAGTGCGCGAGCTCTCCACCGGCCATAGCCGTAAGCACGAGCTGTTCAACCTCCTCAAAGAGCCGGTGCTCACCGTCCCCAACCACAACACCGAGGACGGCGTCACCGCCACCCGCGGCGTGCTTGGGGTCAGCTGGTTCGACGAGACCGCCTGCCGCCGCGGCCTCGCCCGCCTGCGCGCCTATCGCAAGGGCAAGAATGGCCAAGCGGTGCCCGACGAGGCCGAGGACGCCGCCGACGCCTTCCGCACTGGCTGCGTCGGCATTGCGCTGGTCTCCTCGATGCGCCATTCCAGCCAGCGGCTGCGGCGAAGGATCAGGGGCCTGGTTTAGATGGCGTTATTCTGGGGCAATATGCCGGAAGTGATGGAAAGTCCTAGTATCTATGCGCTTTGGTTCTGGTATGTCTGATGATCGGCTCGGAACATTTGACCGAGGAGAGCGTCTCCTACATCATGACCAAACCGGGGCAAGCGCACTTTGCCCGCGTCGACACCTCCAACACTTGCCGAGAATGCACATGGTGGCTGAACCCGAAGGGCGAGCGGACGAGACTGGGCCTGCTGAAACCAGCGCGCTGCAAGAAGGCGCTGCTCAGTACCCCCGCTCCCATGTCGGAAGTGCCCCACTCGGCCTGGGCGTGCAAGCACTTCGCGGCCAACCCCACCCCGCCAGCGATCTAGAATCGCTCGACATGTTCGCGGGCATGAACGAGCCTGAGCTCTTGATGGCTCTGTTGCTTCAACTCTCGATCGATTGGATCAAGCGCGGCGGCCGGGCTAATGAATGGGCGATTGTGGCTCGTTACGCCAAAGACTGCGTCGAGGCGCTCGAGAAGGCCAACGAAACCCCGCCACGCCGTTGAGCTTGTCATGATTGTGGCGTAACCCAAAGCTGTCCTAACACTCTGGAGGAAACGCATGGCGCAAGGTTTCATGGCCTACATCCAACCGATCGATCAGGGATCGCACCCTGACCAAGGCCTGCCTGGCGGGCGGCCGGGCCGACCTGGCTTGCCTGGCCATCCGGGCGCTCCCGGCCATCCCGGGCACTTGCCTTCCCGGCCTGGCCGTCCGGTCGATCCCGGCTATGGCGTCGAGGGCCCCGATGGCGGCGGCGATGAGGAAGCGGGTCAACTGCCGGTCTGGCCGCTCGATCCCGAGCATCCCGATGTCGGCCTGCCGCCGGTCGCTGGCCAGCCCTTGCCGCCGACGGATCCGCCTCCAGGCACCATCTGGCCGCCGCTGCCGCCGGATGCCGGTATTCCCGAAGGCAAGGCTTTGGTGCTGGCGGCGCTGATCTCTTCGACCGGCCATCACGTCATGCGCTATATCGTGGTCGACGTGCCTGAGGGTTCGGGCGGTTATCCCGATCAGGGCTTGCCGGGCGAGGGCGAAGAGGGTGGCGAAAGTCCCGACCAGGGCCTGCCGAGCCCCCAACCGCCGCGGCCTGGCCAACGCCCTCCGCAGCCGGGTCAAGGCCTGCCGGGCCAGCGACCGGGCCAGCGACCGCCAACCGCTGGACAACTCCCAGGCCAAGGGGGGCGTCCTCCGCAAGCGGGACAACTCCCCACCCGGCCTGGCGCCCCGCCCCGGCCGCAGCCGAAATAAACCATCGACTCCAGTCGACTTGGAGGCCCTCTGGCGCACCGGAGGGCCTCTTTTCATCGGCCCGGTCGCCCCACCCATGTGGCTATGGCTCCATGACCGAAAGAAGCAAGCCCTCTGGCGCAAGAGGCATGGATTGAGCTAAGACCGATTCCGCGGGGGTCGTCTCATGGATGTGGGCCATGGAACGACAGAGCATTCTCGAGCAGCACGCTGATAAGTGGATTCCAGAGCCAAATACCGGGTGCTTGATCTGGATCGCTGGACTTGGCGGCAATCCACGTAGTTTGCAAGGAACTGTAGGCTGGAACGGCAAGGTTGTGCGCGTTCCACGCGTCGTCTGTGAAGAGACAAACGGTCCACCTCCAACATCCAAGCATCACGCGGCTCACAACACTCGGAATGGGTGTGTCGGCGGTCTTTGCGTCAATGGTGGGCATCTGCGCTGGGCGACAGCGCGCGAAAACCAGCAGGACATTTCGGCAGAAGAGCGTTCCGACCGTATTCGACGCGGGGCGGTCAATATTTCTTTTGAAATTAAGCAAGAGAGGTCGAGAAAAGCTAACTTAGCTCGTTGGAGCAAGTAGAATGGAACGTCTATTCTACCACTTTAAAGACCAGTCGGCTCCAAGCACCAGCGCCTACGATCCCAAGGATCCGGAGAGCTACAAGCAATACGTCCGCGCGATGATGTCGGACGCCAAAGATTACGAGAACTCTTTCCTCGCCATTGATCGCCAGAACGCCCAGCTTTATTACTACGGCTACGAGCCGTGGATTGGCCCCTACAATCCCGGCCAGCCCTATATCGGTGAGGATCCCAACGCCACACTGGGCGAGATCCTCAACAAGGACAACACCAACTCCCCTAACCGCTCGACTTACGTCTCCACCGACGTGCGCGATGCGGTGATGATGATGATTCCATCGTTGATCCGGCTCTTCGGCGCTACTGAGTCGCCTGTCGTTCTTGTTCCTCGCACGCAGGAAGAGGTCGATGTCGCAGAACAGGCTACTGAGTATGTAAATTATACGTTTTGGAACGACAACCCAGGCTTTCTCATCCTCTATGGCGCATTCAAAGACGCGCTCACGGTCAAAACTGGGTTCTGTAAGTGGTGGACCGACGATCACAAGGAGATGAAGCGCAAGACATTTTTGAATGTTACTGCCGAACAGATCCAAATGATGCTGTCGGAGGAGCCGAACGCCAAGCTGATTTCGATCGGCAAGCCGGTTAAACAGCCTCCCCCTCAGATTCCGACTGCTCCCCCGCCGGGGGCAGCGCCCCCTGCGCCGCCGCCCGTTCCTCCCACCGGGTTGGCGCAGGGGCCCGCGCCCATAGCCGGGATGCCGTCTCCCGCGCCCACCGGGCCAGCGCCCCCTCGAGCCGGAGCCCCGATGCCGGGACCAGCGCCGGTGGGTCCGCCGGGCGCAGCTGGGAATGCTTCTGGTCCACAGCCGCCTCAAGCGCCCCCCGGTCCGCCGCCTGGCGCGATGGCTGGCGCGCCGCCGCCTCCGCTGCCCCCGGCGTTAACACAGCCGCCTCCGCCGGTGTTCGACCATTGCGTGATCGAGTTCGAAGTCTCGAAACCGATCATCAAAGTCGCGGGCGTTCCGCCCGAAGAAATGCGCCTCGATCGCTATGCGCGGACGTTTCGCGACAGCCGCATCGTCGGCCACGAGCGGATCGTCCCGGTCGATCAGCTGATTGCGATGGGCTACGACCGCGATCTCTGCCTCGAGCATATCCAGACCTCCGAATCCGCTTTCACCGTCGAGCCTCAACTGCGCAACCCCGCCCGCTTCATGGGCACCCGGATCGGCGATGGGGTCAAATACGGAGAATGGTATGTAAAAATCGATAAAGATGGTGATGGCACGCCAGAGCTTCGCTACATCTGCACCATGGGCGAAGATCAACAGATCGTCGCCGATGAAGAGGCCAATCGGATCAAATTCGCCCTTTTTTCCTGTGACCCGGTGAGCCACACCATCGTCGGCGATAGCTTGGCCGATTATACCGAAGACATCCAGAGAATAAAAACCAATATGACCCGCGCGGTGCTCGACAGCGCGGCCGAGGCGATCAATCCCAAGACCGTCATCAACGAGCTCATGGTGACGGTCGATGACGCGCTCAACGACGATTTAGGGGCGGTGATCCGGACCCGGGGCAACCCCTCTGAATCGGTCTTGTTCACCAACACGCCGTTTCTCGGCCAGCAGGCGTTGCCCGTCCTGCAGATGCTGAACGAAACTCTGCAGCGTCGCACGGGTCTCAGCGACGCGGCGAAGGGTCTCGACCCCAAGGCGCTGCAGAGCTCGACCATGATCGGGGTAGAGGCGGTCATCAATGGCGCCCAGGAGCGCATCGAACTGGTCGCTCGAGTCTTGTGCGAGACCGGTTTTAAGGACTTGTTCAGCGGATTGTACAACGAGATCTGCGAAAATCCCAATCAGCAGCGCACGCTGAAGATTCGCGGCAAGTACATCCCTTACGACACCTCGACCTTCGACGCCTCGATGGCGGTTGAGGTCAACGCTAACCTGGGTAAGGGCAGCGACCTGACGCGCATGCTGGCGCTCAATCAGGTCAAGCAAGACCAGCAATTGGTCATCCAAACTTATGGCCTCAACAATCCGGTGTGCGGGATTCCGGAGCTCTTGAACACCATCACCGATATTCTCTCCCTCGCCAACGTGAAAAATGTCGGGAGGTATTTCAAGACCCCGACGCCGCAGCAGATGATGGCGATCCAGAACGCGCCGAAGCCGCCGGATCCGATGCTGATCGCGGCGCAAGCGCAGATGGAGAAAGTTCGGATGGAGGCGGCCAAGGCCGCCGGGCAGCAGAACTTCGACACCAAGAAGCTCCTGTCCGAGCAAACGCTCAAGTCGCACGAGCTCCAGGCTAAGACCGAGTTCGACTTTCAGAAGCTCGCCCTCGAGGCCCGGCAGGCGCATGTCGACAGCGCCCACAAGCTCGGCCAATTGGGCGCGACCTTGATGAAGAGCCAGTCGGACAGCGATCAGGCCGACACCCAGAACCAACTCGACTTCGCCGATCAACAGCAGACCGCTGAGGACAGCGTCCGCCAGCACCAGCAAGCGATGAGCCAGGCGCAGTTGAAGGCGGCTCAGATCGCCTCGCAGCACATGCAGAAGATGGCGCAGATTTCTTCGGCCCACACCCAGGCGATGACGATGGGGGCGGCCCAGCACCACCAGGCGATGACTGGGCACGCAACGGACGTTCACAACACCCACGCCAAGCTGATCGCGGGCGCGCTGACCGCCGACGCCGATCATGAGCATGAGAGCCAGGAGAACGAGATGGATCGCGGCCACGAGGCGGCGATCACCGGCGCGACGCTCGCCAATCAAGAGCACCTCGCCAAACTCAAGCCGAGGCCGAGTCCGTGAACGACATCAAGGCCCAGGACGCCCAGGTCATCAAGGAGCTCGCCAGGGAGGCCGAGGGGCTGAAGGCCAATCGCGCTTTCACGGTCGCAATTTCGACCCTGAAAGCACAGTGGTACGGCGAGCTTCTCGATCCCAAGACCGACGATGAGCAGACGAAGCGGCTGCGTGCGCAATTGATCGCGCTCGAGGCGATTCCCCGCATGCTCGACAGTTTGATCGCCACTCAGACGATGGCGATAAAGAGAGGACTCCATGCCTCCTGAGGGATACGACGAAGCGGTCGCCGCGTTTTCGAACGAGGTCGCGCCGCGTTCCGCGCCACGTGATCAGCGCGGCAAGCCTGTGGCCGAGTCGGGCCCGCCAGAACCGATGTTCAGCCCTCGACCCCTCGAGGGCGATCCGCTGACCGGAGACACGCGCGACGGCGGCGATAATCCGAGGCTGCGCGCGCTGGAAAGGGACGTTGCAGATGGTCGAGTACGGGAGAGGGAAGACGGCGAAAGTTCACCACGATCCCGCCGCGCGCCCGCCGAAGATGAGCGGTCGGGTCGCCAACGACGTAGCCCCGACGCCGCGGAGCGCAATGATGCCACCGCCGACGAAGGATACGCAGGAGCCGAGGATGAGCCGGAAGACATCTGGGCCATCGCCGCCGAAGGCGACGACCTTCCGCGGGCAGACGAGCGCACCCCGGCCGAGGGCGACGAGCGAGTGCCCGACCGGTCATCCGAGCGCGACTCCGAGGCCGAAAGGTTCGAAGTAAGCGCGGACGGCGAGACTTTTCACGTCACGCTCGAGGAGGCGCTCAGGGGCTATTCGCGCGAGCAGACGTTCCACAAGCGCCTGGCTCATCTCAATCAGGTCAGCCAGGAGCTGCAGCAGAATCAGGGTTATTTACAAGCAAGTTGGGCGCAATGGCAGAAGGCGCGGCAGGATTACGAGGAAGACGTCGCGCGTATGCTCCCGACCGAGCCCAACTGGGATCAGGAATTCGCCGTCAATCCGCACAACGCGCATGCGCAGCAGAAGGTTTTCCAGACCATCTACGCCAAGTTGGCGGCTTCGCGGCAGGCGCGGGCTGAGCGCGAAGCGGCGGCTCAGCAGGAGCATGATCGACAGGTTCAGGATTACGCCGTAAAAGGCTTTTCGAAATTCGTCATGGACAACAAGATCCCTGACGAACCGACGCTGAAGAAGAACCTGCATTCGATGCGGAAAACCGCAGCGAATGCTGGTTTCAGCGAGTATGAAGTGGCCACGGTCTATGACCCCAGGATGCTCACGGTTCTCCTGAAGGCCAGCAGGTACGACAGGATGATGGCGGCCCGACCCCGGGCTGTCATCCCCGGCAAAGGTCGAACGTTAACTCCCGGCGCCGCTACCCCCTTAAACGGGAATGGGCAACGGAGAGGGCTCGACGAAGCATTACGCCGCCAGGCGAGCAGCGGATCGCTCGATGCGACCGCAGAAGTGTTTCGTAGATTGCTCTAACTCCGGGAGATTCCCTTGGCAAAGGTCACCAATGCCTTCACCACCTACATGGCGGTGGGCAACAGAGAAGATTTGTCGAACGCCATCTACAACATCGATCCCTTCGATACGCCGGTGATGAGCGCGATTCGAAGGCGCAACGTCAAGAATCGGTTCTTCGACTGGCAGACGGAATTCTTGCCGGTTGTTAACCCAACCAACGCGCAAGTCGAAGGTTTTGTCCTCGCCAACTCGCCGGGGCAACCGACCATCCGGATGCAGAATGCGACTCAGATCAGCGAGCGCGACGCCACTGTGTCAGGTTCGCAAGAAGAGTCGGACGCCGCGGGCAAGTCGTCGGAAATGGCGCATCAGATGGCCATGGCTTCGAAAGTTTTGAAATCCGACATGGAGACCATTCTGTGCTCGCGGCAGGCGCGCAACGATGGGGTCGATGGGACGACGGCCCGCATGACCGAGTCGTTGACGCACGCTATCGCGACAGCGGTCGGCAAGGGCGGCAGCGGGCCCGGCGGCGCGGTGTCGCCCGACACCCCTGGCACGCTGCCCGCGACCCAATATGCGGTCTTTAACGCGCCTGGCACTCCGGTCGCCTTGACCGAGGACATGCTCGGCAATGCGATGCAGCTCGCCTACACGAATGGGGCGAGCCCCTCACTGTGGGTGGTGCCGCCAGGGCCGAAGCGGACGGTGTCGACTTTCGTCGGGCGTTCGACCACGCAGGTTCTGGTGGGGAAGACTGAGGTCGTCAGCACGGTCGACGTCATCGCGACAGACTTCGGCCGAGTGAAGTGTATCCCGTCTCGTTGGGTGCCGCCTGACGTTGGGTTGTTGATCGATCCGGATTACGCCGCGCTCGGGTTCTTCCGCGCTTTCCGTCAGTATTTGATGGCAAGAACGGGCGACGCCGAGACGAGGATGATCGTTGTGGAATGGGGAGTCGAGACTAGGAATGGATTAGCGCACGTATTGTTCAATGGCATAGCCCAGGCTCCTCCTGCGCCTTAGTGAGATTATACTATGGGCGAGGCGCGTAGACGCTATGAAGTTCGCGACGGCGTCGCGCGCACACTGATCTATGACACGGATCAGCCGGATCGGTTCCATGTCCAAACGACTACGGACATCGAACCGATTCTCGAGAGCATCGCGCGCGACCGGGAGACGATGCGCCATGGCGTCAATAAGGTTGTGGCGCGCTTGCCGAAGTTCGTTGTCGAAGACCTGATCCATCGCGGCGTCTACCACGATCAGGACGCCTTCAAGATCTGGCTCAACGGTCCAGAGGCGACGCCCTGGCGGATCTGGCGAGGAACCGTCTGATGCCCTACGACCGTAAGCATTTCTTCGACACCGTCCGTAAAGACCTGTTCAACGGCACGCTGACCCAATCCCAGGTCGATGGGATGAATTATCTGCTCGAGGTGTGGGAGAAGCACTTCGAGGCCGCCAATCCGAACGACGGCACGATGTGGCTCGCCTACGCGCTAGCCACATTTTACCACGAAACCGCGTACACCATGCAGCCGATCGAGGAATACGGCAAAGGCGCGGGCAAGTCCTACGGCCAGCCGGTCGCGCCGCACAATGTGGCCTACTATGGCCGCGGCCATGTCCAATTGACTTGGGATACGAATTACAAAAACGGCCAGCAATACCTCAAGGATCGCTACGGCGTTCACGCCAACATCTATCCTGAACCGCATTTGATGCTGCACGCCTCGACCTCGGCCTTGGTCAGCTACGACGGCATGATCCATGGCTGGTTCACCGGCGTCGGTCTGCCGAAATATCTCTCCAAGTCGAAGGCCATCGAGGATCCGATCAACGCGCGCCGGATCGTCAACGGCACCGACAAGGCCAGTACGATCGCCAATTACTATTGGCTGTTCAAAAAAGCCCTCAAACAGATCCCGGCCGCCGCTCCGATGGTGGAGGCCGAGCTTCCAGGCCTGCCCGCCTCGGCCGCGATGCCGGAGCCGAGCTGATGAATGGCTGCGTCCGATCTGGTCGTTCCGCCGCCGACGCCGCGGATTTTCGACTATCCGGCGTCCATAGGGTTGGTGATCGCCGCTGTTCTGACGGTGTTTCTGGTTATCGCCGCCAGCAAGTTCGACAAGACCGGCGGCACGTTGACCATTTCGCTCTTGGTGATCTTGGCCTTTCTCGGGTTGGTCACCTTCTGCGCCCTGTTCACCATCCCGACCGACGAAATCACTTCGGGCGCGATCGGCGGCCTGGTCGCCGCCTTTGGCGCCGTGGTCGCTTATTGGCTCAGTCGAGGGAGGCCGCCTGAATGAGCCCGCTGGGTCTGATCCTCATCGTCATCCTCGTGATCGTGCTGCTGGGCGGGATTGGGCCGCATTTCTATCAGGGCGCGCCCTGGCGCCCAGGCTACGGCCTCGGCAATTCGGGCATTGGCGTCGTTGGGGTGGTGCTGATCATTGTCCTCATTCTGTGGCTCACGGACCGGATATGAGCGACTACACCACCTTCTGCGCCCAGATCGCTGACTTCGCGAATCGCCAGGACTGGTCGCAGTCGCTGGTGGCCTCGTTCATTGCGATGGCCGACCAGCATCTCAACACCAATCTGCGCATCGGCCAGATGATCGCCACCAGCCAGAACACCGTCACTTGCGGCTGCGCGCCGCTGCCGGGTGATTGGCTCGAGACCGACCTTTTGCTGATGGCGAGCGGCTCAACCCCGACGGGGTGGATTCCGCTCACCTACAAAGCGCGCGACGAGTTCTTTCGCCTGCCCGCTCAGCCTTATTCCGGCACTTATGTCCAGAACTACAATTCGACCTGGCTCAATTATACGATCGAGGGGCTGACCATCTATTTCGGCGGCGCGCCCAACGAGACCGAGGGCACGCTGTTCCAGATGAACTACTTCCAGCAAGTCCCGGTGATGGCCAATGTCGGGTCGAGCTGGGTCTATACCCAATTTCCGCGATTGTACCTTTTGGCTGCGCTGATGAACGCCGGTCTGCACGCCATTGGCGAAGAACAGACTTGGATGCTGTACGGGCAGCAGGTCGACAAGATGATCCAAGACCTTAACGCCGCCTGGCTGCGCGCCAAGGCGAGCGGTTCACGGCTGAAGCGAACCCGGGTGAGATCGTTCGGATGAACGACCAGTGGATCCCTGGACCGACGCCTAAGCCGCCGACGTGGACGGTCAATCCGCTGCCGCCGTCGAACGACTGGAACGACACCGAAGGCTGTTCCGCGGTCAGCGGACCTTCGATCGTTGACGGCGTCGTCATCACCGGCGTCCCGGCGACGGTCAGTTCGCTGTACTGGCAGGTCAGCCTCAACGACGGCGGCGCGCCGCCGAACTTCGCCATCAACCATCTCGATGGCGCAGGCGCTGTGCTCGGCCCGGCGCTGTCGATCTCCGGCGCCGATCTCTCAGCCACCTTCGCGGGTCCGGTTTACCTAGCCCGCGATCCGGTCGAGCCGATGGAGGCGGTCACTCTCGAATATCTCGAGGCGCATGGGGCCGGGGTCGAGGAGGTTCCCGATACTCAGACGTATGGGCGCACGTTAGGGGCCTGGAACCTGGTCGTCCCGGCGAGCGGCGGCACCTTCACCGGGCAGACCAATCTGAGCGCGGGCGGCGCGGTGACGAGCGGCGCGCTTCTGTTCGCCGGGAACGCGGTCTGCTCGGTGCCCACGGTGGCGCAGCTGCAGCTTGGCGGCGGTTCGCTGGGACAGGTTCCCGCGACTGACGGCAACGGCAATCTGTCGTGGATCACGCCGGTCACTGGCGGGCCTTACCTGCCCATTGCGGGCGGTACGGTCACCGGGAGCTTGACGGTTAACGGCGTCACCACGGTCCAGGGACCAAATAGCTTGGTCCTGAATGCTCCGGTGAACAACGCCCGCGCCATTCTTTGCTCGGCGTCCAACGTCATGCGTTGGGTGCTGAACCTGGGCGATCAGACCGCGGAGGGATTGAACAACGTCGGGGCGAATTTCAGCCTCCAGGCTTACTCGACGACCGGGGTGTCGCTCGGCACTTGGTTGACCATCGCGCGGGCTGATGGCGCGACGGTGTTCAACGGGTCCGGCATCACTGTCAATGGCGGCCTGGCGGTTAACGGGCTCCTGGCCGTCAATAGTCTCGGGAATTTCTATCTTCCCGGCGGCTCGCCTGGCCAGGTGCTCTCGACCAATGGCTCGGGCATCCTGTCCTGGGCGAATCAGAGCGGCGGCATTCCCGACGCTCCGACCGATGGGACGCAATACGGTCGCCAGAGCGGGGCGTGGACGCCCATCTCGGTCTCGGGCGGGCCTCCGGTGACCATTTCCGATACACCCCCCTCAGCGGTCGTCCCTGGCGATTTGTGGTTCGATAGTGTCGGTGGTCAGACTTATCTTCGCTATCAAGACCCTAATTCGACTCAATGGGTGCCGGTGATCAATGCGGCGGGTCAGTTGCCGCCCGCCTCGACGACGACGCTTGGCCTGGTCAAGGTCGACGGGACGTCGATCAAGGCGGCGGCGGACGGCACCATTTCGACCGTGCTTATCCCGATGGGCGACAACCGGCTCATCAATGGCGACATGCGGATCGACCAGCGCAATGCTGGCGCGACGGGAACGGCAGCGGGTTATACCATTGATCGTTGGTATTACAACCCAACGACAATTGGCATGATGAATTGGAGACGCGGCGGGGCTTCTGCGGGCTTTGGCGGCGCTCTAGTGTTTACTTCGCTCTCGACCTTCACGCTGGCGGCGACCGACACTTACGCAGTCTTCCAGCCGATTGAAGCCGACATGCTCAACGACATTGGTTTCGGCGCGGCGGGTGCTTCGCCGATGACGTTGTCGTTCATGGCGTACTCCACATTGGCCGGAACATTCAGCGGTGCGATCCGCAACGACGTTCCTAATCGCTCCTATCCGTTCAGCTACACTCTTGCGGCAAGCACTTGGACGAAGGTCGTTATCCCCATTCCCGGCGACACCGGTGGGGCATGGACGTTGAGCGGCAACGGCACGGGACTGATCGTTGGCTTCGATTTGGGCAGCGGAGCCAATTATCGCGGCCCTGCTAACGCATGGGCGTCCGTAAATTACGTCGGCGTGACTGGCGCGGTCAGCCCTGTCACTGTCAATGGCGCGGGCTTCTATCTGACTGGCGTCAAGTTGGAGATCGGCAGCGTAGCAACGCCGTTCCCTCGGCAGTCGTTGGCCAAGTCTTTGGCGGATTGTCAGAGGTATTATTCTGACACCATTTGTCTATGGGCTGGCGGTTATTCTTTAGGTGGATATAATTTTGGGCAAACTGTAACATTCCCTGTGACGATGCGAGCTGCGCCAACGGTGAATTTTTCTAATGTAAACTATGCTAACGCTAGCGGTATCGGACTTTCTTTAGGCCCAACCAGTTCGAGTGTTGGCGTTTACGCGACAACAATAGCTGATGGTCCGATGGCTGTTACCGCAACTTCTGTTCTTCTTGATGCGGAGCTTTGACCATGACCCCTACGCATGCTTGACTTTCCCGCCAGTCCCACTGTCGGCCAGCAATTCACCGCTGCGGGCGTGACTTGGATTTGGGACGGCGCGAAGTGGTTGCCGAGCGGCCTTTCCCCCACCGTCGCGCCGGGGATCAACGACAACCGGGTCATCAACGGCGACATGCGGATCGACCAGCGATGGAACGGTGGGAACGAAACAGGGACTAGTGTCTATACGGTTGATCGTTGGCAGTATCTCGGCACGCAGAACAATGGTTTTTATTGGGGGCAAAATATAGGGCCGCCCGCGACGTTTGCGCCTGGATTTCCCTATTGTTTAGGGTTTTCGACGCAAGCGCCTTACGCGCCGTTGGCGACCGACTTTTTCAAATTACTGCAATTCATTGAAGCCGACATGGTGAGCGATTTTGCCTGGGGAACGGCAAACGCGCAGTCGGTCACGCTATCGTTTTGGGTGATGGCGACTGTTGCTGGAACCTATAGCGGCGCAGTCGTTAACGCGGCAGGCACGCGCTCTTATCCGTTCTCCTTCGCGCTTGCTGCGAACGTTTGGACGAAGGTCGTTGTTTCCATTCCCGGCGACACTGCCGGATCGTGGACGACGAGCGGCAATGGCGCTTCCATAAGCGTAAATTTTGATTTGGGCTCGGGCGCGAATTTTCACGGTCCTGCAAATACGTGGTCGAACGGCACGATCACAGCAGTAACGGGCGCGAGGGGCCTCATTACAGCAATAGGGGTGCTTTACTTCACCGGCGTCAAGCTGGAGATCGGCTCCGTAGCAACGCCGTACAATAGGCAGTCGCTCGCCAAGAGCATGGCGGATTGCCAACGGTATTATCAAGTTTTTAATAGTGCATGGATTAGCAGTGGTTATACTCCTGCGAGCGTTAATGTTAATGAAAGCTACACGTTCCAGATAATGCGCGCGGTGCCAACCGTAACATTTTTCAATGTAGTCTATAACAATTCTTCTGGTATACAATCATTTAGCACGCAATCTAATTGCGTTAGTGTTGCCGTAGCGGCTACGGCTGCTGGGGCAGCTTCTGCAAATTTCGCCTGCACCTTAGCCGCGGAGCTTTGACCATGACCTATAGTCAAGTTTGGGACGCCATCAACAACAAGCCGCACGAGAGCGTCATCGTGCGCGACGAGGACGGCGCCTTCATCCCCATGGACCCGGACAATATCGACTGCCAGGATTATCTCGCCTGGCTCGACGAGGGCAACGCGCCCAAAGCCGCTGCGCCGCCGCCGACACTGTTGCCGGAGACCGCGCCGGTCGAGGACCGCGTCGCCGATCTCGAAACGAGGGTCGACGCTTTGGAGAGCGATGATGGCCGCCACGCAAACCCCTAATTACGGTTGGACTCAGCCCGCGGTTGGCGGCGATCTGACCACCTGGGGCACTGAACTCAACAACAATTTCGCGCTGATCGACGCTCAGGTCTACGCCAACGAGCAAGCCTCGGTGCTGATCGGCATGATCGTGCAATGGGGCGGCGGCATGACCCCACCGACCAACTGGATCTTGTGCGACGGCTCGTCCTATCCAACCACCGGAACCTACGCCAAGCTGTTCGCCGCCATCGGTTATGCCTGGGGCGGTTCGGGCGCGAATTTCAACGTGCCTGATCTTCAAGATGTTTTTGCGCTCGGGGCTAGCGCGACGGCTAATCCACCGGCGTCGAAAGGCGGCTCGTTCAGCTACACCATCAGCGCGGCGCAGATGCCGGTGCACGCGCATGGGGTTAGTGATCCGGAGCACGCTCACGCTATCGCTGATCCGGAGCATATCCACGGCGTTGGTGATCCGACCCACACCCACGGCGCAAGTCAGGACGCGCATACGCATGGCGGCGTCGTCGTCGGCTTGACCACGCCAGGGGCGATTGCGGGCGGCGTGGGCGGCAACCTTCTGATAGGCAGCACCGGCCCCGCCTCAGCCAACAACGTTTACATCAATGGGGCTGCGACTGGCGTTTATCTCGGCTACGCCGCGACCGGCATCGGCATCTATGCTTCGCCAACGAATATTAGCATCCAGAATGCGGGCGGCGGCGCTCCGATCACCATCGTCCCGACTTACGTCGCGGTGCCTTATATCATAAGGTATCAGTAGGATGTCGACGGTTGGCAATCTGCACTTTTCGAGTCGCCCAGCGGCAATTCCACGGGGCGTAAGGGCCATTATTGTCGATGCGGTCGATGGTGAGCTTTGGATCTGGGCGGCGGCCCATGTCGGCAAGAAAGTTCTCGTAGGTATCCCAGCGAGGATCGACCGTGATGCCTCTGCCGCCGTAGTAGCGATAGTCACGATGGCTTGGGCTTCGACATCGCGCGCGTATGTTAATCCACGCTTGCCATTCTGGACTTCGATTGTCTCCATGCTTGGTGTTCGCTTGACGAATACGTTCAAGCTTAAGGCAACCGCAAGCTTGCGTGCGTTTTGTTTTCAAATGTGTAGCATAAGCGACGCATTCATTTCCGCAGTCGCAGCGGCACAACCACCGCGCATGAGTGCCGGAAGTGTCGGCAAAAGAGAGAACGGTCAGGCGGCCAAAGCGTTGGCCGGTCAGGTCATGGCGCATACCTATTATTGTGAGCTAGGGAGCGTCTGATGTCTACTAAATTTACTCCGTTAGAAATACCCCCTGGTGTCGTAGCAATGGCTACGAAGCAGATGAAGAGTTCAAATTGGAGCGAAGTAAATTTGGTTCGATGGAGAGAGGGAATGCTCTCTCCTGTTGGCGGTCAAGCACAGTATACTTATTCATTTGCATCAAGGTGTAAGGCAATACATAGTTGGTATGATTTAAATAACGTTTTTTATATTGGATACCTGTGCGAGGCGAACCTTTATGTCGACGTGGGCGGCCTACTCTACGACATCACGCCCGGCGACGGCATCATTCCGCCGGTGCCGTTAACCGAAGGCGGCTACGGCGAGGGCCCCTATAGCGCCGGTACTTATGGCACGCCGCGGCCCGAATCGACGGTGAACGCCCTCAACAAGGTGCCTGACGCTTTCAGCTTGGATAATTTCGGCGCGATTCTCTACGCGATGACTTCGCCCGATGGGCGGCTTTTGTTTTGGGATCCGGCCAACGGCACGCCGGGCGTGGTCGCCTCGTTTGTTTCCACCCAAGCCTTCGACACCACCACGACGACGCTTGTCATGAGCGGGCCTAATGACGGCACCGTCGAGCCCGGGATGAATGTTTACAACCTCACCGCCAACGTTCAGGTCGGTTGGGTGCAGAGCTACAGTCAGGCCAGCGACGCGACCTTAACCCTAACCGCACCAGCAATGAATGCTGGCAATGTCGGAGACGTGCTTCAATTTGGCAATGTGGCGACGCCGCAGGTCGCCGATTCGGGCCGCGGCACAGTGCCGAGCGGCCGCTCTTTCGTCATCACGCAAGAGCGTTTTGTGATGGTTTTCGGCGCTTATGACAACACCTATGGCGGGGGTTCGCGGCGCTTCGCCTGGTGCGATCAGGAGAACCCCGGCGCGTGGGATTATTCCAACATCACCAGCCAAGCGGGCTATCTCGACATCGAGCCCGCGGCGCCGATCATCGCTGCCGTGGCGGGTCCGCTCGGAGTCTTAATGTGGACCGCGACACGCACCTATCTCAACGCCTTTCTCGGCCTGCCCTATATCTATAATTACACCGAGATTGCGAAGAACTGCACGCCGTGGTCGCCGCAGAGCATCGTCCCGACCACGTCGTTGACGCTGTGGATGTCCGAGCAGGGGATGTTTTCTTACAACGGCGCCTGGGTGCAGCCGGTGCCGTGCAAGGTGCGGCCGTGGGTCGACGACGATATCGACATCCTCAACGTGCGCGAGCAGGCCTGCGCCGTGCACGTCTCGCCGTTCAGTGAGTTTTGGTGGTTCTTTCCGCAGGGCGTAGTGAACAACCCAGCGGGCACAAACACCCGATGCATAATCTACAATTATAAGGAGGGATGGTGGTCGCAAGGGCAGATGTCGCGCTCGGCCGGGGTCGCCGCCTCCTACACCGTGCAGACGATCATGGCCGATGGCCCGTTCGCTTATCAGCATGAGATCGGTATTGTTTATCCGGCTAACGTGCCGCTGCCGTGGGCCGAGACCTTCGATCTCAACCTCACTTCGGGCTCGCGTCTAGTCACCGTCAAGCAATTGATCCCCGACGTCGGCGGCGACGTCACCAATCTGCGCTACAGCCTATTTTACAAGAATTCCCGGAGCGTCATGCCGGATCCGAACGGAGCGCCGATCCCGGTGGTCGAGGCGCAGACGGCGCCGCGCACGGTCAACACCTCGAATGGCTTTGTCGACTTGCGCACCACCGGCCGTGACATTCGGATGCGGATTTCGCTCGCGGGCCCGCAGATCAATCCAGTGACGGTCGGCCAGCATTTGATCGATGTCGCGGTGAGAGGAGATCGCTGATGCTCCTTTACACGCCGGGAAGGGCGAGCATCGATCCGACGCTGCCGCGCGATCAGACTTATGGTTGGGTGATCTTCTCGATCCCGTGGAAGAGGCGGCGTTTCGGGCTGACGATCACAACTGACGGCTGGTGGTTTCTTGGTCTTTTTACGCGAATGTCGCGAGGAGATCGCTAAATGGTCACTTCACCCGGTTCCGCCTCCCCGCCGCAGGCGCATCCGCCGCCGCCGGTGCCGAGCGATCCGACGATCAGCGCGCAGCTGGGGAATTTTCTCAACCAGTTCTCGCTCTGGTGCCGACAGGGCTTCGCGGCGAAAATGAACAGCAATGTGGCGCTGCCTGGCATCATGCTGCAGGCCAACGACGCCCCGCCGGGCACGCCGCCTGCGGTGTGGTTGCTGCAGGTTCAGAGCAATGGGTCGTTCGTCGCCACGCCGGTTTCGCTCGGAGGTTCAAATCCGACGCGATGACCGCGCATCCCTATCACGTCAAGCTCGCGCGTCTGCTCGACCGGATGGGAGGCTTGTACAGTGTGCAGGACATCCTCAGCGCCCTCGCTGAGGGCCGGATGCAGAGCTTCGTCGAAGGCGAGACTTGGGCGATCACCCAGATCGCGCAATTTCCGCGCGCCAAGTTGCTTGAGATCTTGGTGGTGGTGGGCGAGCTCGAGGCGTGCGGGAAACTCTTGGAGCGTATTTTCCAGTTTGCGAACGCCAATGACATCGGGCTGATCCAGGCCTACGGTCGCCGCGGGTGGCTTGACCATCCGTTGACCAAGGGTTGGAAGATTCGAACGAAAAGCTTCCTCTATCAACGAGAACTGTGATGGGCGGATCCTCGACCACGGTCCAACAAGGCAGCTCCCAGAGCACCAACGAAATCCCAGAATGGGTGCAAAACGCCGGGCAGCAGAATTACGGCCTGGCGCAGCAGGTCGCCAACCAGCCGCTGCAGCAATATCAGGGGCAGATCGTCGCCGGGGTTTCGCCTCAGACCCAGCAGGCGTGGAACCTGGCCGCCAATTCCGGCAACGTCGGCCAAGACGCGCAGAACGCTTCCCAGGCGGGCTACCTCAACACCATGAGCCAGACCCCTGCGCAGGTGAACCCGGCGCAGTTGAGCTCAACCAATTTACAACCTTATGAGAATCCATACACGTCTGACGTGATTCAGAAGACCCTGCCTCTGATGCAGCAGGCCAACGCCCTGCAACAGAACCAAGTGCAGGATCAGGCCGCTTCGGCCAACGCTTTCGGCGGCTCACGGCAGGGGATCCAGCAGGGCGTGGCCCAGGCTCAGGGAGCCTTGAACGAAGGTCAGATGGCCGCCCAGTTGAACCAGGCCAATTTCGCTCAGGCGCAAGGCGCGGCGCAGTCCGACGTCCAGGCGCAGAACACCGCCCAAGCGCAAAACCAGGCCGCTGGTCTCAGCCAAGAGGGCCTGGTCAACCAAGCGGCTTCCGGGTTGGGAACTCTGGGAACCCAACAGATGCAGAACAACATCGCTAATTACGGCATGTTGACCTCGGCGGGCGGCTTCGAGCAAGCGCAAAGCCAGAACGACATCAACGCCCAATTGGCGCAGTTCCAGCAGGCCAATCAGTATCCGCAGCAGCAACTCTCGATCATGGAGAGCGCGCTCGGCATGACCCCCTACAACACCGGCACCTCAGGCTCGAGCGCCTCGACCACCACCCAGACGCAGTCGAACCCGCTCGCGGCGGCGCTGGGCGGCATCCAGACTCTCGGCGGCCTGTTTTCCGCGCCCGCGGGCGGCTCGAGCGCGATGTCGGGTCTGATGAGCATGTTCGGCGGCGGCTCGGATCGCCGGATGAAGACCGACATCACCAAGGTCGGCAAACATGCGACCGGGGTGCCGATCTACGCCTATCGGTACAAGGGCGACCCAAAGTCGTACCCCAAGGTGGTCGGCCCGATGGCCGAGGACGTGGCCAAGATCGCGCCCCACGCGGTGCGCAAGGTGACCACCCAAGGGCATCGGGCGGTCAGCATGCCGATGCTCGACGCGTTGTCGCCGCGCGCCACGCCGCCGAGCTCGGCCGGAGCCCAGACGGCCCTCAACATCCTGAAGCAAAAACCACAAGCCTTCGGCGCACTGTCGCCGAACGCCACCCCGCCTTCGCGCGGCATTCTCGCGCCTTCCGGCAAGCTGCGCGCGCCGGGGGCGCCGATCATAGGGGCGTTGGGTGGCTGACGGCGCCGCGCTCAATTACACGCCGTCCGCGCTGCCGGGCGCGCCGCCCGCACCGACGCCGTCCGTTGCGACTCCTTATGCGCCATCTGCGCTGCCCGGCGCGCAGCCGAGCGTTTACCAGCCATCGCAACTCGACATCATCGCCCATGTCGAGAGCGGCAACCGCAACATTCCGCAGGCGATCCACGACGTAAACACCGACCGAGGCACTCCAGCGGGCGGCAATTTCCAGTTTATTGACCCGACTTGGCGGCGTCAGGCGCTGAAAGCAGGCATCGACATCAATCGATACCCGACCGCAATGAGCGCGCCGCCTTCGGTGCAGGCCCAGGTCGCGGCGGTGACGCCGATCCGGGAATGGGGACCGAACACCGTTGCGGCGCTCAAAGCTCACTATCCCAATCTCGACACCTCGAAGCCGCCGACTGGTCCCTATAATGGCGCGGCGGTGGGAGGCGCTCCTGCGACCGCTGCGCCTCCAGCCCAGCCCGCCAATGTCGGCTCGGCCCTCGCCGCCCTTACTCAGCCGGGCGAGTCGGGCATAAAGTCGACCATGGACAACCTGCAGCAGATCGCCGGAGGCGGGGGCGGCGGGCAGCAGGCCCCGCCTCCCCTCGATCTGCAATCTCAGCAAGCCGCTTCCGCGATGGGCAACGCGCGTCAGGCGCAGATCGCCGCCATGGCCCCGCAATTGATGCTGGCGGCGCGGCAGATGGGCGGTCTGCACGGCATCCAATCCCCGGCTCAGACTCAAGCCTTCATGGGCGGCCAGGTGATCCCGATGCCCGGGCCAACCGCGACCCCGGGCACGACGTTGAATTCCACAGGAGGCCTCTATGGCTAGTGGCGACGACCCGCTTGCCGACTATCAGAACATGCTCGGCCTGCAGGGGCTCACCGGGCCGAATCCCTATCTCGAATTCACCGGCCAGATCCCGATGGCTGGTTATGCCGGAGCGCCGTCCAACGCCGCCACCGGCCAGCCAATCTCGAGCTATCAGTCGATCCTTAATCAACTCAACGCCGGAACGCCCGGCACCACGTTGAACAGCGGTCCCGCCGCGCCCGCCGCGCCGACGCCAAGCCCGGTCAACAGTCTATTTTACGGGATGAACCCGGGCGGCAGCGGGCCCGGTCCAGCCTTCGGCGGGACGGATCCCGCCTTCACGCCGGGCGCACAAGCGACCAACCCTGTGCCCCAGGCGGCCGCGCCGAGCAGCGCCGCCAATGCGCGTCAGGCTTATTTGCAGGCGCTCGCCAATCCTGGCCCGCCGCCGACTTATGGGGCGCAGATGCAGCCCGGCGCTTCCCAGACCGGAGCGCCGCAGCCTTCGGTGCTGTCGGCTTTTCTCGCCGCCCATCCGCAGGGCGGCTCGCAGATCCCCGGCGGCTACGGCAACACCACGTTCTTCAACACGCTGAACCAGCTTCAAGCGGCTAAGGGAGGAGCAACCGCGTCATGATCGGGGCCGAGCTCCTCAACCTCCTCTACGGCAATCCGATGAGCCAGATGGCTCAAGGCATGAATCCGCAGCCCGCGCCCAACCCCAATCCGAACGCGCCGCCGCGGCCTGCAGCGCCGCCAATGAGTCCCGCGCCCGCCAGCAGCGGTGGTCCGCCGGGGCATTTCGAAATCCTCAACGACGCGGCGCATTCGCCGCACTGGGTGCCGGGTCCCGCCACCAGCGGCGGCGCCCCCTTGCCGGGTCAGATAAGCCCCGCCACACCGGGCGAACAGAGAGGCGCTCAGATGAGTCCGCCTCTAGGCGGGCCGCAAATGGCTGCTGGCGGGCCTCTTGGGTCGGGAGCTCCGAGCGCCCCGCCCGCGCCGCCGCCCGGCCAGGCGAGCCTGCCGCCGACCGCGGCGACCCAATCCCCGCCCGATCTGGCTCAGCTGTACATGCAGATGGAGCAGCGCAACCGCTCGGCCAATGAGATCGACCACGGCCTCGACATGATCGCGGCCGCCTATTCGACCCCTTCGATGGCGAGCGCGATCATGGGCTCGCAACGCCAAGGCCAAGATCCCGGCGCGCAATTGAACAACCTGATCCAGCTGCAGAGCATGGCGCGGATGCAAGCCGTGCCTGCGCCTCAAGGCTTGGACGCCAACACTTGGTCCGCGCTGCCGCCAGACGCCAAAGCGAAATACATCCAGGCGCAAGGCGCAGCCAATATCGACATCTCCAAGGAGGGCGCGCTCACCAAGCAGAAGGACTTGCAGGAGGCGCAGCAGAAAGCGCCGACTGCGCTCGCTCAGATGGGCGATATGGACAAGCTGGCAAGTTCGATCTCTTCAACCCAAAACGCCGATGGCACGCCCGCGCTGCAAAGCATCTTGAACAGCGACCGGAAAATCGCGGCCGCCAAAGAACTGATGGTGGACGATCCCGGCGCGTGGGGAACCGCCAAAGGGTTACTGGCGCAAGGCCAATTGAGTCCGCAAGAGCAACAGGTGCTACAGAATATTAAACAACTCAAAGGCCAGGTCTATGGTGATATTTTCACCGCGGCGGGCTCGAAGCGCACCGGGACGGAAATCAAGAATGTTCAGGAAGGCCTCAGCCCGTTGATGAATTTCAATCAGGGCTACGACGCCTACATGAAGCAGTTCGGAACCTTCCAAAACACCTTGCACAAAAGCATCGCCAACACCTACGGCGCGGCGGGACGGGTGGACGAGATCCCCGACAGCATGAGATGGGACACCAGCGATCCCAACAATCCCAAACCGATGGTGGATTCGACTTATCTGCCCAACGGCGGTCTCTACGCGGGCAGCGGCGGCCAGTGGGCGAGCAATCCGCCGAAAACACAGGTTGCTGGAGGCGGTGGGAGCTCCGGAGGTGGAGGAGCAGGGAAAATTTACACCTACAATCCGAAGACGGGTCAGCTTGAATGACCATCACCGTCAACACACCGGATGGCGGGACGGCGCAGTTTCCTGACGGCACGCCGACCAGCGCCATGACCTCGGCGCTGCAGGCGAAGTTCGGCGGTCCCTCCGGCGCAACCGCCGCGCCCGCGCAGACCGACGCTTCGTCCAAGATGAGCGGGATCGGTAGGACGCTCGAGAACGCGCTCACGCTCGGCGGGGCGGACTGGGCCTATTCCCATGTTCCTGGCATGCCTTCGCTGGCGACCCAGCAAGCGCAGACCGAGGCGGCGCGGCAGAGTGTGCCTGCGGAGATTCGTTATCCGGCTGAGATCGGCGCTTACGCCGTCGGCCCCGGCAAGCTTCTCGGTCCAGCGGCCGCGGCGGTGACCGGCGGTCCCATCGCTGCGGGCGTGGCTGAAGGCATCGCCGCGGGGGGATTGAGCTCGGGCTTTGGCAGCAATTTCGATCCGAGTTCGACCGCTGCGGGCGCGGTCACTGGCGGGGTGTTGGGCGGCGCAGCGGGCGGCATCGGCAAGGGCGTGGCGAAATGGGGCGCGAAGCCTGGCGGCATCGACCCGCAGGCGGCGATCGCCGCCACCAAGGCGGCGCGCGACGAGGCTTATGCGCCGCTCAAGGATATCGCCTTCAACCCTAGCGACGTCCTCAACGCTCACACTGCGACGACGCTCACGCCCGGCATGGGGGCTGACGTCACCTCCGGCATGCAGAGCATGCTCGGCAAGCAGCGGGATGCGATCCAGAGCGGCGGCAACACCGCCAACGACATCGCCGATTACATGACCAATCTAAAGTCGGTCAGCGGCTCGCCGAGCGCCAGCAACGGCGACAAGCTGCTCGCGGGCCAGACCGCCAGCAACCTCTCCGATCTGCTCACCAACGCCAACCCGATCACCGATCACGCGCCGGGCGAGGCGGCGCAGACGCTGCAGCAGGCTCAGACCGCGCATCAGCAGTACATGATGGCGCAGAACCTGGCCGAGTGGCAGCGGATGAATGCAGCCGGGGCTCCGATTGGCCAAGCGCCGCTGACCGAGGCCGAGAAATATTACCAGGGGCCGGATGCCGTTCAGAACTACAAGACCCTGGTTGATTTATACAAGAAAAATCAGAGTCAACAAGATCCCAGCTGGACGTTGGGTCATCTAGCGGCGAGCGCGGCTGGTGACCTGGGCGGGATGATGTTTGGTTTCCCTGGTCACCTCGGAATGGAGGCGCTCGCCTATCTAGGAATTAAACCAGCGATCAAGAGCGCCTTTAAGGGAGCCAAGCAGAACGCTGTAGGAAAGGCTCTTCAGCAGGCCTACCCCCAATTGACTGGACAGCAACTCACGGGCGCGCAAGAGGGCCCGCAGGTCGGTGACCTAATCAAGAACCTGACGCTGGGCAGCGCCTATTAATCTAGGTCGCGGATCCAGTTTGGATTCACCAACATAATCCCGCCCCATAGGACGGCGACGAACAACATCGCCAGCGCCATGGGTGGGAAAAACACCAAGCTAAACAGGAACAATAGGGCAAAGTACGAAGCGATAAAGAGCATTTTGGCATTTCCTTTGTGAATAGAGCGGGAGGGGAGGACCGGGTTTGCGGTCTGGAGATCCTCCCCTCCCTAACGCTCGCCTGACACGGTCCCTGAAGTGGCGGGGGCCAAAAAGCAGGGAAGCCTCTGGCGAGCATAGGGGGTTTTAACTCGCCTCAGACCAGCGCATTCCTTCTTCGAAAGCCCATCAATCCCAGGATGCCGAAGCCTAGCGCCAATAAGGCCCAAGTGGAAGGCTCAGGCACGCCGGTGGTCAATTGGATCGAGCCGCCGAACGATTGCCGCGGCGCGGTGAAGTCGACCGCGAACTGCGTCTCGTCCGAACTGAATAGGCCGGTCGCCGTCGAAACCGGACCAAAGGAGCCGTCGAGCAACGCCGCCGGGAAGGTGTGCGAAGCTAGTACCCCGCCATCGGCGAAGGTGGTCTCGGTGGTTGGGCCAGGATCGTTGGTCAAGCCGTTGACAGTGAAGGTCGAGAGCGTATTTCCACGTCCGTCGATGGCGCTTTGCAGCACGTCGATGGTCAGCTCGTGCGCGCCACTGAAAGTCGCCGACGCCGTGGCGTCGAGCGTGACGCTCGAGAGATCGGCGTTGGGCAGGATCGGGCTCCCCTGCGCATTGATGGTGATGTTGGCGAAGTTGGCGTCATTGGCGGTGAGCGAAGCGGCGCCGGTGGTGATGCCGGTCACGTTATCGATCAGCGTCCCGTTGTCGAACACTTCGATCTGCAGCGTCGCCTTAGCGGGGCTTGCTAGCCCGGCGAGCAGCGCGGTTGTCAAGATTAGCTTGTGCATTTTTACGTCCCTCTTCCCATTGTTTGAATTTGCCTAGCATCGTCATCGCATGGACGAGCTCGGGGTCGCCAGCCATTTCCACAATTTCTTCGTCGGTTGGATTTCGTGGTTTCCCTTTCTGGTCGTAGATCATGACGTGGTGACAATAGAAACACACCGAAATGTCACCTGGCTCCGGGGCTCTGCCGCCGGTGACTGAGTCAGCGACGTCAAGCTGTTCGCCGCAATTGGCGCAGGAGGCCTCGGGGGTGTGATAGGACTCGATCACGCCGGTTCCGCCACTTTCAAGTTCTTAAAGACAGATCGGTAGAGCGCGTCTTTGCGCTGCAGCGCCTTGACAATTCGCCGATCGAGGTCAGACCCTGAGAGGTCGATATAGAGTACATATTCTCCAGTTTGACCACGCCGGTGGATACGGTCTTCGATCTGGTCTCTAGTGTCGGCGCTGTAACTATTCTCGAAGAAAACCATTGTCCGGCACTTGTCATCAGGACCAGGCCCACCCAAAAGCGTGTGTCCATATTTGCTCGCATCGCATTGCAGGAGAAGGATTCGGCAAGAGGGATCTTCGTTGAAGCGCGCCTTCTGCTCCTCGACCTCGTCGGGCTTCATTTGGCCCTTGATCCAGGCCGGGTCGTACTGGACTAAAGCCTTAATCAGAACGTCGAGCATGGCCCGGTGCCGGTAGACGACGCAGCACTTGCCATCGACCTCCTCCTCGAGAAGTTGTTTGAGGAGATTGAGACGAGGATTTTCACCCGGGGCTACCAACTCATGTGTGATTCGGGCGTCGTCGTATATAAAACCACACATGATCTGAGCCAGTTTAGCGTACTTAGCCACAGCGACTTCCACCGTGATGACGCCGCTCTCGATCTCGAGTAAGAACTGGTGCTCCATCTGAGCATATTGCCGCAACTGCTCGGTCGACATGACATAGTCGCGGATGGTGAAATCCTTGCGCGGCAGATCGGGGAGCCAGTCTTTCTTCTTCGCCTGGAACACCACCGGAGCCATAACTCTAGCCAGATATTGCTCGTTCTTGACCCCAACCACCTGCTTGAGTTGCCACCCGCCCATCTGACAGAACGTGTTTCGGAAGGCGAAGTAATTCATGTCGGCAAACAAGCCGATCGCATGCAATTGGCCCCATAGGTCGTTCGGGCCTTGCGTTTGTGGCCTTCCGGTCAAGAGACGAACAAATTTACACATCTCTGCCAGTCGATTGACCGCTTTGGTCTGCTGAGTCTTGCCCTTGATCTGGATACTCTCGTCGATGGCCAGATAGGTCTTGCCTTGGACCGCCCATAGGCACAAAGCCTTGAGCACCGGCGCCATGCGCGCCGCTTCGTAATTGATGATGAACACCGGCGGCTTGTTGTGATGAGTGTTCACGAACACTCCGGCCTTGTCCTTTTTCGACGATTGGAAAATGTGCTCGGCGAAGGCGAAACCGTGTTTCTCGATTTCGTCGGTCCACCCCTTTTTGAAGCTGTTGGGGCAGATCACGATCATCCGGTCGGCGTCGCCGAGGTTCTGGTACCAAGAGAACTCAGCCAGTGCGCAGAGGGTCTTGCCGAGCCCCTGCTCGAGGAACCAGCCGACGCCCCGCTTGTCGCGGGCGAAGTCGAGGGCGGCGATCTGAACCGGGTCAAGGGCGCTCATTTTTTTCCTCTTTCTGCTTTTTCGCCTGTTCCCTCTTCATTTTCCGTTCTTTCTTCGCCTTTTTCTCCTCCTCCCTTCGTTTTATTTTTTCCTGCAATTCTTTTTCTTGCCTTTTCCATTCTGGTATTACGTCTCTACCCTTTTGCGTAATGTATTGAACCTCTTGAGGGCTTTTGCTCTTAGGATTTATGCGTGTAATAGGATTACCGTTGGTGTCGTAATGGTATTCAATTAGCCCAAGTTTTCTAAGATTAGTCCAACGTGGGCTAATCGACCCTAGAATTGTCTCTTTGCCACGCTTCTTTAATTCCTCGCCTATCTCATGCCAGGTTCCGCTACCTTCAGGCATTAGGGCCAAAACACAGACAACTCGCTTTTCTACTCGCCCTGCTGGTTTCCCCTGCATGCGGCTCGCCGCTATATGAGAAGTTGCTGGATCGCCTGGCCGCGCCCTTGCATCGCCGAATGTGTAGATCCTAGCCATGCCTCAACCTCCACTTGCCATCGCCGACGCGCTCGATCACGCCAAATTTGCGCAGTTCCTCCAGCCGTGACGTGACGGAATTGGCCGAGAAGCCCGCCGCTACGGCCTTAGGCTGCAGGTCGGCCGCGCGCTTAGGCCCGTCCGACAACGCAGCCACGATGATCCCGTTGATGCCCTTTCCCAGGTTCGGGCCTGGCGAGGCGCGCTTATGGATTTGGGGCTTAGGCTCGTGTTTGGCGGCGTTGAGGATCTTCATCGCCCCTGCTGGCACAGGCTTAAGCACCAGATGATCGGACGAATCAATCACCTCTTCGACCTCGAGATTCTCAATCGGCAACATCTTCGACATCAAGCCAAAGAGCGTCTCGCCGTTGATGGTGAAACCGATCTTGAATTTAACAGTCATCGCCCGGTTCCTTGTCCATGCCGTCGAGCCAGTCCCGGACTGGAGGGCAGGGCAGACAGAGGCAGACGAGCGTGATGATCACGAGCGCGAGGCTGAACCAGTTCATAGGCGCTTTCCGATGTCGCAGTTCTCGGCCTGGATGATCATCTGCGCTCGCGTGAGCTCGAGCGCGTCCTTGGTGTGCAAGAACGCATCGACGGCTCGGTCGCAAAGCTGAACTTCCTTGTCCCACTCGCTGGGTCTAGGCGGTGGCGTCGGGACAGACACGGTGATCGAACGCCAGCTTAGAAATCGATACAGATCGTCGGCCGCCAGGCCAGCGATAAAAACAATCGCCCCGAAAGTTAGCGGCTTCATTTCGCCCGCCGGATCTTCGCCATGCGGACGATGTGGCCCATGGATCGCTCAGAAATGGCCACTGGCGTGGGTTGAACGGCTGAGGCCGCCTCATAAGGGACAAAACCAAGTTTGTAGCCCAGCGCCCGCGCCACCGCGTTGAGCGTGGCGGCTTGAGGTTTGCGGGTCTTGCCTTGGAACCAGGCGCGCAGCGTCTGCGAGGTGACGCCGGAGTGCTCCTCGATCTTCAAGTAGGAGAAGCCGCTCATCTGCACGACGGTGCGGATCTCGTCGATAATCGGATCTTTGTCGACGAAAACATATGATTTATATGTAAAACCTTTAGACACCGGCGATCTCCATCAGCTTGGCGACGAAGGCGTTGGTGGCTTCGCGACATCGTTCCTGCAACGCCACGAACTTTACGCGCGAGAGGTCTTCGTCCATATCGTGCCGCCAATAGTCGATCATCGCGTGATCGTAGGCGCGGTAGAGCCCACCCAATTCAGTGGCGCTGAACGCCTCGTAACGTCGGCGTTGGGCGTGCCAGTCTTCGGTTTCAGTCATTTTTTCTCCCCCAGAAATTCACGCAGCCGCTCACGCTCGGCCGGATCGGAGACGTGGTCGGCGAGCCACTGACATACGGCGCAGCGGGTTTGCTCGGGCGGCCAATAGCCGTACACGTACACGTCGTAGCCGCAGTCAGGGCAGACGAAGGTCGGTTCGTCAGGCATCGGCCTCTTCCTGCTCTTTCTGCAGCTTGAGATCGCGCTCGACCAACCCTTTGGCTTGGTGGAGTGCGCCGAGTGTGCGGCCGAGCGCCAAGGCGGTGTCCTCCGAGCAGTCCCGCTCGAGCTGACCGCGCATGGGGGCGAGCTGAGCGAAGGCGGCTTCACAGCGCGCTAGGATCTCGACGAGCTTCATGCGTCACCGAGCGGGCGCGGGG